ATCTTTCATTTTTTCAATTCTTGTGGAAATTCATTAAATCTTCTTGCTATCTCCTTGCATAGGGCTGATGCATCTTCGTATGTGGCATCAAAGTCCTTAAACAATCCACTGTCATATAGTTTTATATCTGCGATAGGAATGTTCATATTTGCTTTGATACATAGATGTACTTTCCCGTGATTGTGGTATGGGACTGCTATAAGATTGTCGGTTAGCGTATCAAACTCACCCTCTACGAATTGCATTTTTACTGAAATTTTCATTTCTCACCTCCTTTCGGCATCAAATCTCTAATATATGCCCATCTTCTAACCTTATAGTTATTACACCACCCATCTAACCACGTGTCTACTCCTAAATCATTCAAAGCCAAAGCCTCGTAATCATCTTCGCCAAATTGGACTAATATCCACTCTTTAGTGTGTGGTTTCTCACTTGCATCGTGCCATACATCTATAGGATGAGTATCCGCATACTCAGCACCAACCTGATAAGCACTTTTAACAATTCGTTTCGTTGATGAATAAATATTATATTCCTTATCAACAAGTTCAGCATAATGTTCTGCAGCCTTTTTAATTACTTCTTCTCTGTTCATAAATCAATCCTCCAAATCTTGTATTTTATTTGTACCCGAAACAGGAATACTTGACAACATCATAATAGCATACTCATTGTTAACCTTAACTATTTCTTCAATAGTATCAACCAATAGCGAAGAAAACGTACATACAAACTTTTCATTCTTTGATAACTCGGATTCGCCCATAGTATCAAGTACTCCATGAACTACTTCGTGAATGAATGTGTTGATTTTAGACCCCTCACTTTGCTTTTTATTATCAAAGTTATTGGCAATATTTAAAACTCCTTCTGCTAAGCAGATAGTTCCTAAATTACTATTATCAAGGTGGTCAAGAGTTTCAACTCTAATGTCTTGACCGCCAATTCTAATTTTACTTGGTATTATCATAATTCATTAATCTTTATTATCATCTCCAATTGATACAAATACCGAACATGTTAGACCGCATATTATTGCGGCTACGACATTAACTCCATCTAAATTTATAACAAATATTCCTGAATATATTGCCACGATAACGCTGGGGGAATAAAGTTTAATCCCCTTCTTGCAATATTTCAGTATTTTTTATCAAGTTTAGATTTCCGTTCATAATTATCTAAATAAAAAGTCAAACCATATGTCTGCGAATTGTTTACCACAATATTCAGCAAGTTCTGGTGTTTTGAAGGCCAGCCGCACGCCGTAGCTCGAGTACGAGCCCGACCCAGCGCTATTCGCGTTCGCAAACACGAGACCGCCATTCGCGCTCGCATTGTGGCTCGACCGCAGAGGGACACAGTGTGTTTTATCCTCCTCATCGAATTTATCATATTCTTCTTTGATATACACACAGAACCAAGGATAATAGCGATATTCGCCGTCATTAAAGGTAGGCACCCAACCTTCATTTAATGCTTCACAAATAATACGGAGTTTCATATATGCAGTAATATCCTCACATTCGGCATAACTAATATGCATCCATTCTCTATATGCTCTTACATATTGGTGGTTTTCTCCAAGTTCAGCACAAGCATCTTCAAATGTCTTAATTCTTACTCTAACATCATCATCAACAAGAGTTAATACTCCATTAACCCATTTTGCAACTTTCCCATCGGGAATTTCAATTTCAATTTTATTCATGTATTTTATTCTTTACTTATTGCCATATCATTTTCTCTAACTCTTCAATTATCTTCTTTGTTGCTTCATAGCCATCACCCTTAAAAGGGTCAATCACATCCACCGCCTTGGCAATACTACGATGATACTTCTCGCAGCACCACTCGGTTTTTATTACTTTATCTCCAAACTTTGCGCCCTCTGAGCGGTCTGCATACACACCACAACTCTTGCGCAGATACCCATCTGGAAAGTCAAAGGTTACGCACACAGCGGCATCTACAACACCTGCCAAGTACACCCAAGCATCTTCGGGCGAGTCCTCGGTGAAGCAGAAGCCTACACTGGTGCTGCGACTATGATTTTTGTTATGGTCGGTTTCGTTAATCAAAATTTTGCCGTCTTGAAATGCTTCCCATTCCTTGCGACTCATGAATCTTGTTACTTGCATATTAAAATAATTTCTTTTGCACCGCACACTTTAGAACTTTTTCCTTGGCGGCATTATAAAACTCTTTCTTTATCTCGAAACCATACGCCTTTCGACCTAATTCCTTTGCTGCAAATAGTGTTGAGCCACTTCCTGCGCAAGGGTCTATCACAACATCGTTAGGGTCGGTAAAGATGCTTATTAGATACTCCAATAATGGCACAGGTTTTTGCGTCGGGTGAACCTTGGGCAAACGAGTATCTCTCACCCAATCAATGCAGTTGAACACCATACCCCCCCCAACGGCATCGTTATTAAACTTTGGCAATTTGTCACGATAGAGCAATACGCCATATTCGCAGTTGCCGACTATCTTCATATTTGCCTTTAACACTTGTGCCGAAAAATTCTTACGAAACACAAGGTTTATATAGTGATTGAACCCATATCTCTTGCCGAGTTCTATGTATTTAAATTGTTGCTCGAACTCACAAAAGATTATCATACAAGGTGCTTTGCCTGCTTCTTTTGGCTCGGGGCGAAGCATCTGTGAACAGAAATACATAAACTCAGCGGGACGAAAGTCATTATCAGTATCAAAGAACTCTTTGCCTGCCTTTTCGCTCTCTCCGTTCTTATTGTCCCCATCAACATACCAAGATGGATTAGATGCATATGCGTTAACTCCAAGGTTATACGGAGGGTCGGCAATGATTAGTTGCGCCTTTGGTATTCCGTATCTCTTAAAGTTTTGGAAATGGTCGTTAAATAATTCTACTCTTTCCATTATTGTAATTGTTTTCTCGTTTTGTCTAAAATTGAATTAATCAAATGAATATCATATCCGAAAGATTTGCGCCTAAAGTCATCCTCAGGCATCTTCGCCATCTTGGCTTGCTTGCTGCGTGATAGGCTTCGCAATGCTTCGGATACCTTGCGCCATTCGTGTTGGGTCAACTTGAGCGCAACATCATCGTTTTGAAGCTGCGCCCTTGCTGCCTCGATTGATTTATTCAGTCCCATTGTAGTCTTTTAATAGCTCATCAACTGACTTATATTCCTTATTCCTAAAGATGTATGTTCGGCTACTCTTACCAAACTCGCCATTCTTTCGCTTGCGAGTGCAGGCATGTATTATTATATTCCCTTTTGGAGTTTCGGTTTTGTAAGCCGCCAAATGCTCTGTGTCAAGGCTCATGTGAAGCACCATACGAAAGGGCAATTTGTGAAATTCTAAATGTGTCATTTTGTTATAATATTTATTTCTGAATCATCTAATTCCCAACCCGAAGCATCGTTTAAGTTCCACTTGGTCACTTCATCTTGCTCAACTAACTGAGCAAGTTGGTGCGGCAATGTTGTCTGCTCAAGGAAATCATTTTCGATTTCTCGCTCATCAAACTCAATCTTTGGCGGCAAATATTCGCCATCGTTGATTTCGCCGTTAAATTTGTAATACTTATCGGTTTCTGCCTCTACCACCTTGTGGATGGTAAGATACACATCAAGTTTAACCTTGACGGGTTTCGGCTCTCTTTCGTTGTAAGGTGCCTTGGGGTCATAAGCCGCACCAGCCGGGTAGTGACTTAATTCGTCGGCTGAAAGTAAGCGTTTCATATCTTTTCAAGTCTTAGGTTTATATCGCTTGTTAAATTTTTTCCAAGGTAGTAGGTGAAGCCGTAAGAATAGCAAGCATTGCTTATTTTCGGTTGCCCATCTTCGAAAACTAAAACGAATTCAAACTTGTCATTTTCAACGCATACATTGTCGCGGGTTCCAGTATACACAAAATCTAATGGTTGATTATTATCAATCAGTTCTCTTACCCTATCGTTGATGCTGTCTGCCATTGCCTCAATGTCGCTCTCGGTAAGGTACACATTGTATTTGCCAATTCTCATATTTCTTTGATTATTTCTATTTCTTTCATATTTGCGTTGATTGTATTGCAGAATTCCATAGGTAACTCCGCTTCGTTATCGGGCGCCTTGGGGTCGTGTTCTGCACCCATTGGATAATAATCTGATTGTGAATTTTATAGTTTATATGATGGAATTTCTAATGTTATTGTTTCTCTTATCTTGCGGTTAATTGCCTGAACAAAGGCTTCACATACATCAGCCTTATTGCCTTCGCAATCGTAGTATGTTGCACCCAAGCACTTAATGATGATGGTCATCTGCACGGTATCCATGTTGGTATCTGTATTGTAGACACCTGTCACAAGGCTCGTTACCACATCAATATTTATGTTCAATGAATCGTATGCTTCGATAACATTGTTAATCTCAGTTGTAGGCAAGCCTCCTCTGCGATAATCAAGCGGTCGCTCTTTCAGCTCAAAAATGGTGTCATCTATCTTTTGATTGATGCGTTCCCATTGCTCTTCATTAAATTCTAACTTCTTCACATTCGTGATTTTTTAAAAATTTAGGAAAATCATCGGTATCAAAATATTCGTTTTGTTCTTCGTTATCTGCATCTTCGCAATAGACGGCAGTTGATATTTCCAAACCACAATATCGGAATGTGTCAGTCACTGAATAATTTCGCTCTATATCGTAGTAGCCGGTTACCTTTCGCTCGTCAACATCGAATGCCCGGAGAGTAAGCCACAATCTATCTCCTTTTTGGAGCCAATTGAACTCATCAAACTCGGTTTCAAAATCCTTTAAATTATCGTCATCTTTGAGTTCGTTGAGCATCGAATCCACTTTGCTCTCGGCATAGTTTTCAATCAGTTTTCTAATTTCTTCTCTTTCCATACTAATCATAACAAACCCACACGAAAGACGATAAACCATCATTCCGTGTGGGAAAAACAACACTATTAATCGACAGATAAATCAGAATAATCGCCGGTATCTATATCGGTTACAATAAAACTCAATCTAATATCATCACGATTGGTGTTTTCGTCAAACCGATATTCACACCTTATTCCACCTACATCAAAACTTTGCTTATTCACAAGTGAATTAATCACTATGCTCTTAACCATAGTCTTTAATTCATCTATGCTTTGGCATTTATTTCTACCAAAGCGAATATCAAGCAAATTAATCACCTTGAATGTCAACTCAAAATCAAAGTTGCCCATTATGGTGCCCACAACATTTAGTTTTGAAATATCAGCTTCCATATTACTTAATTTTATCTCTTGTACATATAATTACATTACCAACTATTTCATCATAAAAGCCAAAAGCCATACAAATCATTGTGGCGGTCGGATTTGGCGGCAGGTGAACCAGCTTACCCTCTTCGTTGCACACAAGATATAGATTACTACCAACGGGAACAATCTCTATATAACCATCAACTACTTTTTCCATAAACTCCAAAGAGAGTTCGCCGTCGGGCAGTTGTTCGGTTGTGCCATCGGTGTATATTGCAGTATTAATGTCTGCCATCATAACAAATCTTTATTTAAGTTATTCATTTGGTCAATCTTATATTTATAAGGGCATTCTTCGCACCTTAATGTTAAGTAATAGTGTACCAATTCTCTTGTTTGCTTATCCTCCTCATTTTTCATTCTTTGGAGGTCTGCTATCTTACCGATTATATCAGTTCTTTGCTTTGGGTCAACAACATTACCCAATTCTGCTTCAAGAGCACTCAATACACCATCTTTTGTTCTAAGGTCTACACCATCAAGTTTTGGCTTCATCTTATCTTCGATAGACTTTTCGGAAACCCCGGTTTCGAGAGCCTCAATGAGCACCTCTATCTGCGGCCTGCCTGTCAAATATCGCTTACAAGCCAACTCCTTATCGTTTGCCGAACTCTTGAATATGCACTCAAAAGCATCGCCATATGATATTTTTGATGCTATCAGGTGAGCTAACAACACCTCTTGCTTGGTGAGATTGTACTTACGCATCAATTCAATAAGGCGCTTCTTTGCTTCGGTTCTTTTTAGTGCCATATATACAAAAACGGCTCAAGATTACTCCTGAGCCTCTTCTTCGTTTGTTGAACCATAACCGCCATCACCTCGTTCGGTTTCGCTTAAATCTCCGCCGTCAACATCAATATACTTAACCTTAGGGAATGGCAATATTATAAGTTGGCAAAATCTATGACCAATCTTATAGGGCAATGCGTCAAAGGTTGTCTTAAACTTTGCCATCACTTCGCCACGATAATTTGGGTCAATAACACCTACTGAGTTGGTGAGTAACGCTCCGGTGGCAGCAATAGACGAGCGAGGGAACAACAACCCGACATACCCGTATGGTATTTCTATCGCAATGCCGCTGTGACAAACAAAATTACCTTTGCTGTCATATTCGTAACTATCCAAGGTTAAATCAAATCCGGCATCATACAGATGCATTCTCTTTGGCGCTTTGGCCGTCTTTGTGAGTTTCTTAAATTTTATTTCCATTTAATAATTCCTTTATTTCTTTCAAAAAACTAATTGTATCTTTATCGCATAAATCGCTTTTAACTTGCTTGTTGAAATTCTTAACCATTGTATTAAGTGTGCTTGTATTTGGTATGTTGTACCAATCACAAATGTCATAAATCTTGCACCCGAGCATATATAACATAGAAACAACAGCCTCTCTTGCTCTTTTTGCTTGGCAATTACTTCCGTTGCGAAGATTTCGCCCGAAACTATTATATGATTTCAAGGCGGCAAATTCAATTTCCGATATTTTCATAAGACAATCTTGCTTGAATTATATTATCCATTTCCATTAGCACATAGTCTATGGTTTTATCATTCTCAACCTTTGAAACTATTGTGCCCTCGCAGGTTATGTAGAGACTTCCGTTTGCGACAGTTACATTCACACTATCGGTAATCTCTATCGTTTTCAACTGTAATCTTCTTTTCTTTTGCGATGAGGCAAACCTCATCCAATATCTTTTTAGCATAACTAATGGATTCATTTTTCATCATTTTATTTGAGTTAAACCAATTTTCAGTGTCTACAATTGCCGTATTATATCTTTCGGCTATGTCTTTGGTTATCGGTATTGAAAAACCAAGTAGTTTTTCGTGATACATAACCTCGTTATCATCTTTAGTATTGATGATTTTGTATCTTTGAATTTCAATCTTGTTAGAATGGCACATCGCCTACCTGTGTTAAAAAATTAGTGTTAGTTATTTCCGCATAATTAAAGGCTGCAAAGGGGATTTCACCTTGCTCTATATCTTGTTCTGCCTTGGTTAGGTAATTTTTATTATCAAGAATATAATCACCGAAAAATCCATCTGCAACCTCTATGTATCTGCGATTGATTGTGTTGAACACAAAGTAAGTTTCGCCCGTTGTCCCCATGTGGTCATTTCGCATCTTCTCTATGCGAACCATAGTTCTCTCGGGGTCCTTAAATCGGTGAACGCACATAATCACATCCGCCTTGTTGTAGAAGTGCTGTGAACCGCTTATATCATACGGAGTCGGTGGCTTGATAATTCCGTTGTCCGTAGGCATCTTTCTCGGGTGGGCCATAAGAAAGAATAAAACATTGTTTGTTTGGCAAAAGTTTATCATCTTGTCAATTATCATCGAAATAACATTTGTATCGCCAAGGTCGCCCTCAAGTCGGTTAAATGGGTCAATGATAAATGCCTTGATACCTTTTCTTCTCACAAGATATTTCGCTTTCTCCAAAACGCAATCAATGGTGGGGTGTTCCGGCATTACCTGAAAGAAATTATCTCGAACGTATTCCTTTGCCTTATTGTAATCTTTAACATTTATGTTGTCCTTGCTGAATTTGCTTCCCACGAGGTTTGATATTATCTTAGCAGTGTGTAAAGATATTGGGTATCCCTCCGGGGAAAACATACCAACCTTGATGCCGTATTTAATATTCAATCGCACCGAAAGGAAATCGAGAAATGTTGACTTGCCCGAGCCGGGTATACCTGTCAGCACCACGAAATTGCCCAAGGCGAATGATACATGATTGTCGAATATTGGCATATCAATAGTCATGCCTCGCTGTAAACCTTTGCGATAAATCTCATCAAGTTCAAACTCATAATCTTCGAGTTCAAATACGCCCTCAATCTTAATATCCTTGGCTTCTTTAAGGCGCTCTATCAAAGATGCGTTGCCGTACCTAATGAGATGTTCATTCGCATCTTTACAACCCTCTCCGTAGGTTACTATCTTGCATTTTTCAGCACCAAAACGCCTTATTAATTCTTGCCTGAGCAATAAACCTTTAGAGTCTGTATCGCTCGCTATGTAGATAATAGTTTTATCATCAAACCAACCATCTATAAAATCATCGAGGTATGATAAATTTGCGTTAGCGCCGTTAGGAACACTAACAACATTATCGTAACCACACTCAATAAACGATAAAGCATCCATTTCGCCCTCTGTAATAATACACTCATCTTTGCCGGATATTGAGTCGATGTTATAAGGAATTAACTCGCAATCCTTTTCGAGCATAAAGTGCTTATTACCTGTACGATACTTAACATTTATCAGTTCGCCCTCCAAGTAGTAATTAAACTGAATGGTATTCATGTTTTTACCATCTTGCGGCATAAATACCTCACCCTCGCTTATCTTCATCTTTTCGAGAGTGCGATATGAAATCTTTCGCCCTGCAAAATAGTTTACAACCCTATCGGATAGTTTCCTTATTGGCTTAGGAGTTGGTTTGCGATAAACTTTTTGAGGTTTGAATTGAGGTTTGATGTAATCTTTCAAGATGCCGGATGTCTCGCAATGGTGGCATTTATACATGCCCGTATTGAGGTTTACCGAAAGGCTTTTATCGTTAGGATGCCCCCTTGAAGAAGAACAAAACGGGCAAGTTGTTTTAATATTGCCGCTTGTTCTTCGATAGGGTATCTTTAACATATCCCTTGCCAGTTCGTTTTTATCCATCAATTAAACGCTCCGATAAATTTCCATCTTCCATCTTCCCACTTAACTCTATCATCATACCTCTGTGGCGCATTTAGAGGCACCTCTATGGCTTTATCTCCGAGTCGATAATATCTCTTACCATCTCGCATAAATTCGCCCACACCGAGCTTTATTTTGCGTTCAGTAGTGATATTACTTTCTTTCGCCTTGTATGAACTTTCGTTTAACCAGTTTTTTGCTGAATTATAAAACCAAGCGAGTATTTTATTATTTTTCTGCCTGAACAACTCTTCGATTAAACAATTACCGATAACGTGGCTTTTAAATCTTGCGAATACACTTGACGGAGATACGCCATATCTACGAGTAAAGTTTTCTCTCCAAATATCTGCTTCGTGTGACTCAATGAAATTTAACAAGGCATTAAATTTTTCTTCTATTTCGCCTTGTGAAACTTGATTTTTCATTTCTTTTTTTTCTTTTAAGAGAGGAATAAAAGGAGTAATATTTTCTTTTTTTTCTTTTATATATAAATTATATATTAAATAATTATATAAAACATTCAATTTATTACAAGTAACAATTAAATCTAATTGTAACAAGTTATAAATGGGGGGATTATTAAGGGGGGGATAAAATTCGCTGATTTTGGGGTCTCGAGTGCAAAATTTTGCACTGATTTTTTCGATTTTCCGACAAAGAGTGCAATTTTTTGCACTGCCGAAGCGAATTTTCACTAATTCAGTGCAATTTTTTGCACTAACTCCAATTTCAAGGCGATTTTCAGTGCAATTTTTTGCACTGCCCTCGTTTTTACCCGGCATATCTTGAATGTTATACAAGTTTGTTAGAGTATATATCTTGTCTTGATTAATATTAATAATATTATTATTTAACTCAATCAAGTTAAGTTTTCTAAAGTTTGATAACTTGTAATAGAATATCCTCCTACTTAACCCAAAGCATTTGATAACATCTTCCCTGCTTATGCTTTCGTTTCTGATAAAAAAGGCGAGAAAGAAAATATCATCTCGCTTTAACCCGGAATTGCTTATAAATTCGGGTGAAAACAGAAGTTCTAATATTTCGCTCTTGTCCATATTTGAATAAAACGCATTTTAATGCGATTTGAGCGATTTTTATATCAGTTTGGATAAATTAGTCACATTAAGTTAAAAAACCCAACTACGAGCCTAAAAATGTCCTTAAATCGCATCATTTGGGTTAAACACCAGTTTCAACTTTATTCCATAGAAGAAAAGCATCATTTTTCGCTTCAAAATAAACTCTTGCGGCATAAGGTATTTTGAAATCTTCACATCCTCGACCACCATCTCATTGTTTTTGTAGTAAACAAAATCGGCGGAGTATGTAACAGACCTCTCGATGAGTTTTTCAACAACCTTGGTTTTGGTTTTTAGTTTAACCTCGCACTTGCAATATTGATTTGGCAAAAGGCAAAAAGATGGGTGGACATAAAGATTTGATATTACCCCATCTTCCTGCGCCTTACGCAAAACCAAATATCTTTTGTACTCCTTTTGGCTGTCGAATGTTATGCCGTCAGCATTTATCTTTTTGTTTAAGTATTTTCTCCTCATAGGTACATACTCAACATTTCTTCGTAACCAACCTCGCCCGGATTAGGCAGATAGCAACTATAATCAGTCATAGCGAAAGCCTTGAATTTATCAAGAAAATCAGTCATTTCGTCTACACTCATTCTGCTTGTGTGATAATCTTCAAGTTCTTCTTTAAGATTTATGCAATTAATCACTGTCTTTCTGCCTAATAGGTGTCGCTTAATATCAGTTTTAAGTTTTTCTAAATTTGTTTCTCCGATGCACTCACTGAATATCTTTAACCAAAGATGAAAAAGGGCGTTTTGTGATATTGTCCGGTTAAGTTTTCTTTCGGTTAACTCAACCTTTGCGCCCTTTTTCTTGAGTGCTTCGCATCGTAACTCAAACTGCATTAAGCCTAACTTGCTGCTTAAATCGTACCTCATCAGAACGGAAAATCACACTCCTCTTGAGTGGCAATGGGAATGTTTTGCTTTAACATTTCGGCGGCTTGCTCGACCGTTGCAGCTGGTTTATCATCGCTCTGCTCTGATGATTTTGAACCAAGCAACTCTATTTTGTCTACAAAAATCTTGACCGATGGGACAGCTTCACCTTTTGCGTTGATATATGCCGAATAACTCGGGGTACCTTGCACCGCTACCGACTTTCCCTTTGTGAGGTATGGCAAAATTGAAATTTGTCTGCCTATGACTTTATACCAATTAGTTTTCGTTTCTTTGTTCTTTGTGCGAGCATTGACTGCAATATTTGCTTCAAAAAAATCAACGCCATTGAATGTCTTTTTTTCGCACTTGGCGATATTGCCGATAATAGTGATATTTTCCATTACTTATTGTATTTTATTCTTAATGACTCTGATACATTTGTGTACTTTGTGTATTTGGCTGCAATCTTGGGTTCGAGTCTTTTGATTTTTTCTATATCAAGCGACTCTTTGACATACGGCTTGGTTCTTGTTAAAACCAAATCGCCCAATCTTGCTTCTACGATGTTGTTATCTTGCATGACACTTAGCAGCGCTTTCTTCATCTCTTCGTACTGCTTTTTTATCATCTCCATCTTGTAGAATAATTCAGATGCTCTGATAGCAACATCATCTGCAACGGGCATTTGAACAACACTTGACTCGGATGATAAAACATCATTGGCTTCATCCGCCTTAAACAAGGCTTCGAGTGCTTTGTCCGGCTTTCTGTCAATCTCAATGATTTCGGGTTGACCATATCGCTCCTGCGGTATCCAAATAACCATAAGACTTTTGACCTTTCTTTTAGGATTTTGCTTTTCAAACATATAGGCATATACAGATAATTGCCAACTGCAATAATCCTTGTAGGTTGCATCCATTTTTGAAACAGTCTTTATATCACCAAGGATAAAATATCCGTTGTAGTAGTAAACCAAATCGATTTTGCTTGCATATCTCTCGTTATCAGAAACGAGATATTCGCTTGCTAACCAATCTTTGGTTAAATCACCAACAACTTCCATATATTTGGCGAGTTCGGTATCACCGAGGTCAATTCCGTTGGTATGATATTCCTCAATCATTGAGTGTATCATTGTACCACGAGCGGCGGCCTCTTTGAGTTTCTTTTCGGATACGCCTTTATACATATCACGAAATATCACTCTGTGAAGAAGCGATGTTACCCCGGAGAGATACTTGTTTCCTATCCGGTAGGTGTGTTCGGCTTCATCAAACACAACCTCACTTTGTACTAATTTAGGCTTTGCCCCCATCTTGTAACTCCTTTTGTTTTTGAACAACCAAATCTCTTATATCAACCTTAAACTTTTCGTTGCTGGCGTAGATAGCCTTGAGTTCAGCGGTTGATTTTGCTTTTGAAATAGAGTCAATAACACTATCGAGAGTTATCTCGGGAATATCTTCGCCTGCGTAGATGTAAAGGCCAAGGCCAAACATTGCGATATTCTTAACCAAGCATCGCATGATGGTTTTGTTAATGTCGAACATCGTGGCGGCGGCAACAGTCTTTTCCTCAAATTTCTTATCGTATCTATTCCAAACCTGATAGCTGTAAGGCTTGTCTTTCATCGCCTTGTTTTTGCCATCCATAACCGGAAGCCACATTTCGTGGGTTTTTCCGCCAATGGTTACTTCGGTGGATACCATATAACCAGTTGCTTCATCAAAGACATAGGGTAAACTTTTATCACCGAAGCGGTGAACCGAGTAAGAAAAATCGGGAAAATTCTTTTTAACCTCAGAGATGGCGAAAGGCCAACTCAGATAAGTCAGACCATCCTTTGTTTCGGTATGGTCATTAACATTGATTGAAAACAATGTTGTGAATACATTTTTTTCTTCCATATATAGTAAATTTTTTTAGTGCCAAAATAAAAACCCTCTATCTTCTCAGACCGAGGGTTGCATAAGTGTGAATAACATAGAGAGTTTAACTACTTAAAATCACTTTTCGTTGGAATAACAAACCTTTAAAAATGAGTTTAGTGGCGGTGTCGGAGTCGAACCGACATAAAAGGCACCGGCCTACCGCCTCATCTATTCATCACGAACCGATGATGAAAATAATACATAATGCCATGAAACTTATTGTGGAACAGAATAACTCGGGCCAATCGGAATATTAAAATCAACACCGAGTTATTGTCGACTGCCACCTATATTCGCATACCAATGACAGATTGTTAAAAACACACAAGTATAAATAAAAAACATGTAAAAACACGGTTGTTGGCGGTGCAGGACTCGAACCTGCGTCTCGTATGCGTTCTTGCCATCTAAACTAACCGCCTATGGTAGATATTTATCACGAATGATAAATAGTGAACAATTTAGCGCATTTGCGCTAACATCATATTTTGCCTTTCTCGAAATTACAATCTCTTTTACTTGTCATCAACCATAACCTCCGCTATGATTGAACCACGATGCTCCGCCTGAGTACAGACCTTTGCTTTTTCGTGTATCTCTCGCAACACTCCTATTTGGGTATCACGCAGCGATTGACAACAGTGCTGATGCGTGCTTTTAACGGCTGCAACTTAATGCAGAGCAAACGGCATATTGTTGGAGGCGGCGACATGCTGGCCGCTGTGATTTATTTACCTCTCCACATTGAGGTTATTCGGGTGTTATATGTTACACACGAACTTTACCACTTTTGATTTTGGGTATCTTATTGACCCACCTATCTTCACACATGGCAGTTCTTTGTTGTGCCTGATATAACTTTCGCTCACTTTCAAAAACTCCGCCAACTGCTTGGCTGAAAAAAATTCCTCATTGAATGGTGCGATTGCTTTTGCCAATTCTTCAGCAATCATTCTCGCTTCTTCTCTTTTCATCTCTGCGAGTGATTATGTGGAACTTATCCGTTTTTGAATATTGTAAGTCAAATCCATATTTTCGCAATCGCTTTAGTGCGGAGGCGATTGAATTGTAACTTACCGTCAAAGGCAATTTCACCTCCTGCCCGGTATCTAAAGACCGAATACTTTCGGTGATTGCATATTTTCGTAAAACCTTTGCGTTTATCATAATTTTATATTATCTTTGCCTTAATCGTAGGGTGCATTGAACGGTGCATTGAACGGTGCATTGAACCTCCGACGATGCAAAGTTAGCGCATATGGGTTAACAAACCAAACTTTTTTTGAAAAAAATTAGCGCAAATAGGTTATTTATAATAATTCTAAATAACAAAATTATGAAAAATGCTATGTTAGAGAGGATTAGAGGCATTAGGGCGAGTAAAGCAAAAAGTGTGAATGTTTTCGCCAGATTAATTGGTATGAGCCAAACCACCGTAAATGGAATTATGTTAGGCTCGAGAGGTGTATCCGTGGACATTATTGTAGCCATTTTAACTGCGTTTCCCGACATTTCTGCAGAGTGGTTGATGCGTGGCGAGGGCGAAATGCTTCGAAGCGAAGAAGTAGCTCAAAATGCGCTTATTTCAGAAGAGACCATTGCACACTATACAAGTGTAATCAAGAGTTACGAAATCCTATTGGCTAACAGAGATGAGCAAATAAGAAAATTGGAACTTGAACTTATCCAAGTTAAAGGTGTTATATAACTACACAAAAATGAAACTATTATGGCTGATACAATTTTCAAAAAAATATATATAAATAATGATATGCCATCGCAAGATAGGGCATTATTGCTCGCTATAAGCGAACATTATTTAGTTATTGAGAAGCGCCTGAGCGAACTTGAAGATAAGCTAAACAAGATGAGATGTGGCGAACATAAAATTATACCTTTTTACCGAAAGTGATACTTATGTGATACCAAAAATCAAAACAACAACTTAAATAACTGATTATTAGAAGCAAATAATATTTGTTGAACAAATCATATATTGGCATCCGCAAATTGCGCAAAATGAGCAATTTGCCTGTATATCACATACTTAACAAAGAGTGATAAATTGCAAATAATTGCAGATAATTGTAGATTTTGTGCAATTTGTGATACCAATGTGATACCAAACAAAAAACCGTTATGAAAATACCTCAAGTTAAATTAGTCTTTGATAGAAAGAGAGTTGCGACAAGAAAAAAGGTCGGTCTTGTACAAGTGGAAATATCGTATATGCGAAAGAGAAAGTATATTTCCACGGGAGTTAAATTGTTTAAACATCAATGGGGCAGTGATAGCCGTGTTATTTATCACAGCAGTTCAGCAGAATTAAACTCTATGCTTAATGATATTGTAGAGGGTATTTATGCGCAAATTAAAGATATGGCAGATAATGGTTATATGGATTTAAATAAAATTTCCGTTAAAGATGAGTCTGCCTGTAAAAATCTTGCCGATTACTATGTAATAGAAATGGATAACATTAAAAATAAGAACACAAAAGGCACCTATCGTCACGCATTGGCGTGCCTGCAAAAGTTTGGCGGATTTGGCAGCATGGAGTCTATCTCTGCCAAAGATATACAAAAATTTAATCAGTTTATGATAGACTGCGGTCTTGCTGCGTCATCTCGAAGATTGTACCACGATAAGATAAAGGCAGTATTGGAGAGGGCGGTTAAAAATGAAATAATAAGCGAAAATCCTTACAACAAATTCACCTTTGATAAATGTAAGAGTCGTGATGTTAATTATCTTACCGAAGATGAATTGGCGCAAATAATAAATCACGAGTGGAGCGGAGCGACTAAGCGATATGTTGACTTGTTTTTATTTCAGTGCTTTACCGGATTGAGTTATGCCGATGCTCAGAGTTTATCAAAAGATATGGTGGTGTCCGATAGGGATAAACTATATATAGAGCGGAAACGAGTAAAAACCGGGGTTCACTATCGCATAACGATGCTGCCTGTGGCTAAGAAAATTTGGCTGGAGTATGATGGTAAACTACCAAGAACAGCAATGCCTAATTACCTGCTCTATTTACGAAAAGTCCGAGAAGAATTGGGTTTTACAAAGAAATTAACATCGCACGTTGCTCGCCATACTTTCGCTACATGGGCATTATCAAATGGTGTGCCGATAGAAATCGTGTCGAAGATGCTTGGGCATACGAATATCACCACCACGCAGATTTACGCAAAAGTTCTCGCCAAAGATGTAGATGCGGGATTTGATTTGTTGGCTGATAAATTCAAGTAGTCTGCCCACAAAAATTTGTTCGGCTTGTCTGCAAAATTTTGACCGATATGACTGCAAAATTTTGGCTCAGTCTGTCTGCAAAAATCTTGCTCGGCTTGTCTACAAAAATCTTGCTCAAAGTTAATTTTATATCAACTGATGTGCCTGCAAAAATTTTGCACTATGTTTTTTTGATTACTCGATTGAGTGTTGGTGCGATGAAAATGAAAATACCCGATTTTTGGTCGGGCATTTGTTGTTTGATATTGCGAAGATTTTCGGTTGCTACTTGAACATCTCAAAATATTTCTTCACTTCATCAGGAGCATCGCCAATGCTTAATATGTATGTGGCGGTCATATCAACCGATGAGTGTCCCATATAGCGAGAAACCAAAAATATATCACGGCATCGCAAATAAACATTCGTGGCGAATGATTTTCGTGCAGTGTGCGATGATATAAATTCCCACTTTTCGCCAACCATATCCTCGCCTTTATGAAATATTTGGGTTAGTTCATCAATACCACATCGCTTGCATATATTCCTTATGGTTTTATTGAAAGTAACCATAGACAACTCGCCAATAGCACTGCCGGAGCGAATAATTCTCTCAACCGCATCGGATAACGGAATTTCAGCCTTGATTTTCGTTTTCTGCGATACATATACGATTTTATCGCCAACGATATTTGTTTCGGTGAAGCGAATATAATCACTATATCGTGCGCCCGTCAGGCATCCGAGAATAAACTGGTCTCGAACCGTTCTCTCGTTTTTGGTGCGTGGTTCGTAGTTTATCAACTTTTCAATATCCGACTCGTTAAGCCAAGTGCTTACGGAGGTTTCGCCTTTTATCGATAGTGCTTTTGCATAATCGCTCGGCAGTTCGACCTCGTCGTTATATAGCGATAATACCGATTTGAGCATCGCACAATAAAATTTGGCGGTGTTCTGCGATAATCGCCCTCGAAGCCCGGCGGCAAATCGCACCAAATTCACTTTCGTGATGTTGTCCCACTCTGCCGTGCATTGATTTATTTGCTCGTACACGCTCAATATCTGTGTGTATTTTGGGTACTTTTCGCTAAAAGCATTCCTGAGTGATTTTGTAGGTGTTTTTGTTTCGTTTATCATTTTTCAATATCATTTTGTGGTTAAACATTGAGTTAGTTAGTTTACAGCCGCCGGGCATCATATTAAACCTACCTTTTGGCTTATTTTAAGGCATCGCCAAGACTTTAATTTACCGCACCTATATAGTGGCAAGCAATAAGGTAAAAGTGGCTGAAAATGGCTTATTTTGGGTTGTTTTGACGACCGCCAAAGCATCGACCACATACCAACATATATCACTATGATATATTTAGTATGCCTGTGTGATAATCATCGATTAGAGCTACAAAAGCACCCGCAGCATAATTGCCACGGGTACCAAATCACTAAACTATATGTACGATTAAATCACCTCCATATTTTCGTTTTGAGCATTGCTTATGTGGTATAAAAAATCATCATACGCATCATTAAACGCCCCATCATCAAAATCATACGAGTAGTTTTTCAAAAACTCGTTTTTTATCACTTCTCTTGAGTGATAATCTGGTGTTATATTTAACTTCAATAACTCTTCGAGAAAGCAGTAAGCATCGTTATAAACATCATAATATAACTCGAAACTATTGCTTTTGCTCGATTTGGTGTTTTTGTTATAATTCGGCCAATCATAATCACCGCAACAATCCCAATAATCATCATTGTACTTGCTGCGTGATATATAACTATATCCATGGGGATATACATCTGTAAGATTTTCGATTATATCAAAGAATAGGTTTTTGCAGTTTTCAAGCTCATCAAGCGATGTTATTTCGCCGTCGGTATGTGCGTTATAATATCCGCACGAAAAGTTTGCGCACGATATATTAACACCTGATTTTTTTAACTCTAACACATCGGTCATCAAGCCGTGATTTTCTGCATAACCATATCCGAGTGATAAAACCGCGTTTTTGAATTCTTCGCTGCATAAATCAGTACACGATGCGTTAGTGATAAAATCACTACTACCTTTGCGGTCGGCTTGCAAGATAAACCGGCAATCATCGAAAAATGATATATCAGCTTTGCTGCTACCAATGCAACCGATTTCCTCTTCTGTAAAAAAAGCTATTTTGATATTATCAAAGTGCTTTAAGCACTCCAATGCTACCCAAATGCCATTTTTATCATCAGCGCCCAAACCTTGTTGCTTTTTGCTACTTGTCGAAAAACCTATAAGGTAGTTATTGTATTCAATTACGTCAAAATCACTTGACTGCCTATCTTGCACTTGGTCTAAATGTGCCACTACACACGGGTAAGTATCACTTTGACCTTTTATCACATATAATTGCTTTTCTTTTGAGTATACATCGCATCCGGGGATATTCTTGGCGATATATCTTTTGATAAATCGCTTGATTTTGCGCTCTCCACCGCTTGGTGCGTGTATCTTATATAGATTGATTAATAATTCCTTATTCATTTTATTACTTATCAAAAGGTTTGTTAGTAAATTTGTTGTATTCTAAGTATATCTTTCCGTCATATTCTAAACTTTCCATATCATCAAGCGATGATTTTGAAATGGTTGCGGTGACGTAGCCTGTGCCGGGTATGTAGTGATATATTTCAATAATATCATCTTCATACTCGAAATATTCTTCATCAAAATCACTCCAAAACCAGTTATCTTCTTTATACTCATCTTCGGCATTTTCCATGCAAGAAATTGAGCAATAGTTCATATCGGTTATATCACTATGATAAGAATTTTCAGCCAAGTGCCATTCGCCGCAATCATCACAGCGCACGCAGTCCTCAATGTGGTGATATTCGTACACATTGTTTATATGCACAAAATCATCCATATCATCAGCATCACAAGTAGTTCTTACACCATGCACATATACTATGTGTATATCACAGCAATATCTATCATGATATTCATCATATTCACCACATAAATATCTGTCGGTAGCATTGAGTTCATAATCATAATTGCATATATGTTTATTATATGCTTTATGTTCGTATACACTTAGGTATATAAATGAATCCTGATACGAAAGAATATCACCGGGCTCGATGGTGTTTTTTATATGTAATCTTATATTTAAATCACTACCATCGTTTAATACAAAAGCATCGTTTGCGTGGCAACCAACACCGATTTTTTTGTATCCATCGATATATCCGCCATCAATTAGTTTTTGCACCAAGATTGTTTTTAGTACATTATCGCAATCGGTGCTATATTGGCGCTCGGCAAGGCGATAATGCTCGGTTTCATCGTCATTCATCACATCTTGATAAATGATACATCTTGCTACGATTTTGTCGCTGTTGAGGTCGTATAATGCTGCCGCTTTTGCGTATATCGCATTATGATAAAAATCATATTGGTCATTGTCAGTCATGCAGCTGTCAAAACGACCATCACAATAGTGCGAGTTATATATCTTATCAAAATCATGGTTTACAACAAGCTCATATTTATCACCCGATACTATTCTTTCGGCTTGCCAATCGTTAGCAACCTTTTCGCAAAGATAGGTTTGCACCTGTTCGGATAATTCTTGCCAAAGTTGATTTTCACCCATAATCGCCCTGAATAATTTGGCGATTTTCATTTTGTATATTTTGTTTGTACTATAGTTGATATAACGATATTGTGTTACATCACCATCTAAACAAATGCCGTTTTGACTATCAGTGCAATATAGGTTATTATAATATACTCTATTGAATAGAAATATATGACAATTTCCTTTTGATGATTTTGATAATTCGGTTAATAGACCTTCGCACAATGTGTTTAGGTTTGTGCTACTCAAATAATTTTTCAAAATCTCGTTTTTGTGAGAATTGCGATTTTTCAAAAACGCAAGTAATATTTTATTACGTCTTACTTTCACGCCGTTGCCAGCGACACGATAACCAAAAAGATTTTGATATTCATCGTGATTTTTAAAACCGTAGTTTAACATGTTTTTGTGATTTTAGTTTTACATTAGTTGTTTGATTTATATACTTAAATATAAGCAATTTAGAGCATACTGCCAAAGAAATGATGTTAAAAGATTTATCATTCTTTTATTTTTGCTTTTTCATTTAAATAAAAATTTTCGATTTTGGCAATTCATCATTTGTTAGCAAACGGCGATATCCGTTTACCATAAAATCGGTGAAATAATCAAAATATTCTTCTTTCATATGTTTGTGATTTTAAAAGTTATTAGTTTCTATTATCATTAATATTATCACAGACGTACCGAGCAATACGGCAATAACAATATAACTTAATGTGTTTATGCGTTTCTTGCCCGAATTATTCAGGTAGATAATAATCGCAATTACGATTAAGATAAAACTCGTGATAATTAGTGTATTCATTTTGTCTATATCATTTTGACCTATATAATCTTGCCGGGATAATCTTGCCCGAGTTATTTTGCCGGGATAATACTGCCAAATTATTAGGTGATTTATTTAGTGATGCCGGTGGAGCCTCAAACCCATTATCAATTATTTATCGCCTCAAAAATGGCGTCCGGCATCTAACGATTATCGCTTATTGATTTTTCTTTTGTTGCTCATTTTCATCGAGTAGAACAAAAGCAAAAACTAATATCACTATTAATGCTATTAACATATGCTATTGATTTTTGATTTAACAATATTATCGGTTATTTTGTCAACAAACAAAGTGCGAAATATCGCAATGAAAGTATCCAAAATCAAATCTAAATCACAGGCGTTTAGTGAAATTACAATTTCACGCCCGAATTGATTATAGTAAATTAAATTGCATAAATCTGTATCATACCATTGTGATATTGACACCACTTTATATGGGCCGTACATTAAACCCGAATTTGATAAATCAATTTCGCCACCATTTTCAGCAAGGTGAGAAACGATGATTTTGAGAAAGTTTCTTTTGTAGAAAATCATTTTCTCATTTTCCTTAATGTTATTCTTCATAACTTTATTGATTTTAAATTAGTGATTAATTTTTCTCTTAAGTACCTTAATATAAGCAAATTAAAACACACTACCAAAGAAATGATGTTAAAAGATTTATCAAAATGAAATCACTTTCTTGTGCCATCTAAAATCATTAATTACCTTTGTAGTGATTTCTCATAAGATAAGTTTTAGTGATTTTTAAATTATACAAAGTTGTTTGAGCGGCAAAATCTGTGAAGATAGAGCCGCTTTTTTTGTGGGCAAAATCAATCGTTTATCACTCGTTATTAGTCGTTATTAGTCGTTCAAATCGTGATATAAAGAGAGCCGAAGCCGGCGAAAATCACCTGAAAATCACTCCGGCTCGAGCTGCGACCTTATGCCATTTATCAAAAACGCAGTTACTTATTGTACCAAATACAATAACCCTAAATAGCACTAAATTGCAAAGTGTTGAAAATCAACAAACTAAAATCACAATGTTACATTTATATTACTAAATAAAAAAAATAGTGATTTTTTTCGAAAAATATTTGTGTATTATAAAAATGATATATAATTTTGCAATGTCGGAGTTAATAACGATACCGACATGGCAAAGAACTTTATATATAAATCCAAAATCACCACTTTATGAAAAATCAAAGAACTCCGGCGCAGGAATATGCGCAAAAAATCATCGAAAGAATAGATTCAGGCGATTACACCGCCGTGCTCGAAATTGTTATGAGCAGGCCAATAACATTGCGCAATGCCATGAACCACTATTTGTATAAATCTATTTCAAAGCAAATAGCACAAAGAAAAAGATATAGAGTGTAATTTGATTATATAACACCGATAACAATTAACATTATATATTAACTCAAAAAAACAAAAAAATGAGAAAGCAAAAATTTAATGTTGGTGACGAATTCACCACTACCTCAGGCGAAGTGTTGAAGATAACCGGTACACAACAACGCACCACATCAAAGGAAGGAATAGATGTAGTATGTGGCATGTACTACATTTGCGAAATTGACACAAAAGAAGTGAAGTTGACGAGCGACAAGCTTTCACAGCGAATTGGCGAAGCGCCCGCAAAATCATCAAAGGACTTTACTCCGGGAAATGCCGAAGCAATAGAGCGAGGTTTTGAAAATTTTGCAAGCGAATATAACACAATTTGCGCAAAGTATCTAACGCAGGTGAGCGCGCTAACAACACGCTATCACATGAATACTTACACATCACACCTAACACGTTGTATAGATGGCAATGCGGCGCTACCACTACGCAACTACTTCGTCAACACGTGGAGTGATATAGTGGCTAACAACAACGCCCGCAAGCGCGAAGCAAAGGAAGCAAAAGCAAAGGAAGCAAAAGCTAACAAAGCGCTTGAAGTCCTGAAAGCTTTGTCACCCGAAATGCGCGCCGCATTGTTAGCACAGCTTCAATGTATCGAATATGAATAACACTCTCTCACTCTCTCGCTAAAGCACTCTATTAATTTAGAGTGCTTTTTTGTTATCCCATGCTCCATCAGCGAACTTATTGTATATACTACAATAAGGTAAAATATCATGGAGTGATTAAAATCGATTACAACGCTTTGTTTTGGTTTGGATATATTATCATCCAAACTATTTTTTTATCGCAATGCTGCCGCCTTAAAACGCCAAATAAAGCAAGTTTTTAAAGTTAGTAATATATAGTTTGTTGGTGATTTTGGGAGTGCAGGAAAGGAAAGGAAAGAAAGGAAAGAAAAGAAATATCACGCCGGTGCTTTTGTTGATTTACGTACATTTTCGCACTTTGATAATGTTAAAATGACCTTTTCAAAATCAACATTTTTTAACATTTATAATATAGGTATTTTATAAAGTGGTGATAAATCATTGATATTCAGCGGTTTAAGTCAAAAGCACCACCCCCCCCGATAGTGCGAAAAAGCGGGGGCCCTCACCTCTTTTCGAAATTTTTATTTATTTTTTTTCTCATCTTTCTGCTAATTTTTGTTAATTCACTTTTTGACCCTTGTAAAAATGGCGTAACTATCTATATATCAATAACTTACAATTTAACTTATTTTAAGTGAATGATAAATGTAAGGTGAAAAAATGTGAAAAATTGGGTATAACTAATTGATATAAAGCGAGTTATAAAATTTAGTGAATAGTGAATTTTGTAGAGCAAAAGCCTTATGGAGAAATTTTTATAAAAAAAATAGGGAAAAATCTTACACTAAATTCACTAAACCCCAAAAATGGCAACTAATCATCTAATAATCAATCACTTGCAAATTCACTCAAAATTCACTCATCTTACATTTATCCTTCACTTAATATTCGTTAAATTTTGTACATTTTGGTTACATAGTTGTTTATTAATAAATTAACCACTAAATTTGTTTTAATTATGAACAAGACAAGATATGAAATATTAATCAATGAAATCATCGAGAATATTGACCCGGAATTGTTAAAAGAGGCAATGGCGAATGAACGCAAGGACAAGAGAACTGACTCTGTGCTTATGATTATCCGAGATGCCGTTAATAATAGCAGTTTAGGGATATATAATGGTTGTATCTATCACTTTAGTGGTAAGATATACGAACCGGTTGAGGGTGATGATTTCGGGAATATGATATACGATGTAATGAGGCGTATAGGTGTTCCTTTAGGTGATTTTTCCAAGATTGAGAGTTTTATCAAGGTGTGTAGGCGCAGAGTAAACACCAACAAGTTGAGTATCAACAATAATATTGTGGTGTTTAAGAATTGTGTTTACGATATAGTCGAAGATAAGACTTATAGTTTCTCGAAGAAGTATGTTCAGTTTAGTGTGGTTGATTATGAGTACAATAGTCAGGCAAAGGGATATATATGGAGGGACTTTCTCAATCAAGTATTACCTAACCGAATATATCAGTTGATATTACAGGAATATATCGGCTCATTGTTTATTGACCGAAAGACCGCCAAGATGGAGACTATGATGATACTCAAAGGCAATGGCTCTAATGGCAAGAGTGTTGTTTTCGAGACTGTTGTTGGTGTTGTGGGTCGTGATAATGTCTCTAATTTCGGTATAGATGATTTGATAGGTATAGGCAATGAGAAGAAGCGCAATATTGCTACTATGAATGGCAAGAGGTTGAATTATGCCTCGGAGTCAGGTAGTTTTACGATTGATGGCGGTTCGGGATTGTTAAAGGCATTGATTAGTGGCGAACCCGTTGAGGCGAGAGCGATGTATGGGGATAACTTTACGGCTTATGATATTCCTTTAATGATGATTAATTGTAACAAGATGCCGAAGTTAAGAGATTTTTCTCATGGCATGAAGCGGAGATTAATGATTATTCCTTTTGATGTCGAGATACCTCGAGCTTTACAGAATAAGGAACTCGCCAAGGAGTTGATTGATGAATATCCCGCCATATTTAACTGGGCAATAGAGGGGCGAAAGAGGTTTATAGAGAACGGCTATAAACTTACGGAGTGTAGGTTTATAGATGAATTAATCGAAGAATATCAGGTAATGAACTCTAATATTCTCGAGTTTATGGTTTCTCGCAAATATCTTCGTGAGAACGATATGATAATAGATGCCGAGCCGCTTTGGATGCCACTAAATACTCTTTACTCGGAGTATAAGAAGTGGTGTATATACAATAATGATATATCCGTAAGCAAGAAAGATGTTTCGATGATATTATGCGAGTATGGTTTCAAAAGGCGAAGAACCGGGAGCGGTGTTCAGTTCGCCATATTCGGTGAGGCTGCTTATGCGGAGGAGGTTCGTAGGCGCAACGAAGCAAGAACCATTATTGACATGACGGAGTCAGAGGTTGAGAAACTAAAACTCAATACTCGAGCGAAAGAGGAAATACGAAAGAAATTCGGTCTTGTGTTCGGTTGGGATAGAGTTGCCCTCGGATTCCGTGAACTTGCGGACTATACGGGGTACAATCTGCCTTACACGAGCGAATTAAGAAGCGGAAGGCTTGATGGCACATATAAGTATTATAATAATATATATGTGTTTAATCTTGACCTTATAGATACTATGTGGAGACCTCTATTCGAGGATAGAATAAGGCAAGCCGAGGAAAAGAAACTCCAAAGAAAGCAGGATAAAGCCTTGATGAGGGCATATACCCAATTAGAGATAGAACAATTTTTTGAAGAACTTTATATTCCGAATTATGAAGAAAAAGACGAGATTGACTAAGATTGATTTAGGTTCATTTACTGTGACTCCGGTTTATGTTGGTGGCGAATTGTTTGCTTATGAAGCGAGAAGCAAATCGGGTAACTTTAGGCTCAAATTTGGTTTAAGCACTACCTTGTTTGCGGTGTTCCATAAGTTGTATAAGGATATGAATATGCACGAATATTTGTCCGTGCTGATTAATATGGCGTATCAAATGACTATGATTATGCCCGATGAACAATTCTTATACGGATATGTGGAACTCATCAATAAGTTATATAAGAGAACCACGAGTTACGACAAAGACAAGAGCGAAAAAGAGTCACTAAAGGAGATGGAGGCCATTGCTTTGGCGCAAGATATTGATGAATTATACGGCTATTCATCTTTCGCTGACAATATGGATAAACTAAAAGAAAAGGAAAAGGAACTTATTCTAAAGAATTAGCGAATACCGGAACCACATAGCAAACGCAGTTGTTATGATAAGGTGGCAGGTCTGCATATACGAAATCGTGATAGCCCACCATTGAGTCGCAAAGTGAGCATGGGTATGATGAGCCTCTGTATACATAGAAGCCTATTATACCCATGTTTCTAAACGAATAAAACTGCGCCCTGCGGAATGTGTCTGCCGCTATTGCTCTTGCGAGCCTTATCAATGAACTTATAGATGATACATACTTACCTACTCCGTATGACTTGCCGTTTGTGAGCAATCTTGTGGCTCTTACGCCCTTTATTTTAGATGCCTTATTGAATATAGGGTTGTTATATGGTTTGTCCATAAAGGCGGCGAATTGGCTCTCTACGTCAGCCATAGGCATATCAAGCAGCAGCCCGGATGCTATCCATGCCTCGGCTTCGTACTTAAATCTGTTTGAGTAAAGGCGCAATCTTTCCTTTAAGGTTTTATCGTATGACTCTTGATTGATATAATCTTCGGCGAGGAATGGTATAGGGGTATCGTATGTGTCCGATACCTCTTCTATAATCTCATTGCAAACACTTATTTCTTCTTCGTATAACCACGCCACCAAATCGTCTATAATGTCGCTTATTTTGTCTTTGTTTCCCAGTTTGCTAAACTGAAAATCCAAAGGCGAAATTTTGCCACTATACCCCATCGAGCATAGTTCGTGAAACGCCTTTACTATTTCGTCTTTTATATCATCTCTAAGACCTAATTCGTGGTCAAGTCTAAGCGAAATAAGTTGCTTTGCTATCTCCTCGTTACTCATTATTAGCAGGCGGTATTATATCATTTAGCAAGTCGGTTGCGTTTTGCTCTTTATATTCTCTCATAATCTTGTCAAACTCATTGTTCTCGCCATATCCGGTCAGAGTGCTTCCCGTGTTTATAGAAAGTAGCTTCGAGTTAACGAGCATACAAAGACTATTGACAAGTTCGGAGTTATTCTGATGAACATACGGCTCAATCCAAGAAAAGACACTAAGATTTGCCATTTGGGTGACTTTGCCTATTTCTATTCCATAACCGAACTTGAATAGGCGAACGAGTTTATCAACCGACTTATCGTATTCTTTGGCATCTATGATTGCTTTCTCCAAAGATGGCGAGTAAATCAATTTGATTGCTACACCCGGCAAGTCACCACTTTTAACCTCGGGGGGTTCTACGATAAAACTGCCCATAAATATCATTTTGAGCAGTGTGTTGAGTTGAATAGTGAACGATGATGATGCGTCTTGCGGACTTAGATACTTGGCATCATCTTCGCTGCCCATCGTGATGCACTTAACATCTCCGTATATATCGCCTTGTATCTCCACATCTTCGCCTTTTAGCACCATAATAGGAAATGCGTAAGCCATATTATTTTGGCACAGATGAGATACCGCAAGTTCGTACTTATCTATTGCCTCTTGTGAGTCAGTCCAACAAGGGCCATTATCATCTCGTTGATAAACTACGGGCACCTCGCTAAATCCGTGTATATTCGTGCTCACAAGTTCATACCCATCCACGCCAAAGAACTCTTTAATCCACGATATGGTAGAAGAAACACCCTTTAGCGACCTTTTGTAAATAGAGTAATACTTTTTGTCCCAAACATCAACCCATTCTACTACGGCATCGCCATCTTCGTCATAATCACGATATTTTCGGGCGAAGCAATCCAAATCGCCGTTAAAATCATAGTGAGGGAATAAAACATCCCCATTTGAATACGATAATGATTTATACCGTACACTGCCATTATTCATATAGATTGCGATAGCGCCATCGCCCGTAGATTTTACACTCTTGGCGAGTTCGTAGAACGCAATCTCCATATTTTTATCAAGCCAACCCTTTTTGAGTTCCAATGTGGCGGCTCTATCTTCTTCGGATATATGACTATTTGTAGACTCTATATGAATATCATTTCCGCAAATATGGATGAGTTGTTGGGTCATAATTATCCGCTGAAACGGAAATGCGGTTCTTATCACCGGCTGCTCGAAATACCGCTTGTTTGCCTCGTCATACTTGATTTTATTCGGGTAATAGAGCGGAGAGTTTATTTTGTGCCCCGATGGGTATAACTCGCAGGCGAAATCCGATTGCCTGATTATATTATAGCTTTGAGTATTGGGTTCCTCGGGGATATTTGCTATGTCCCCTACCGCTGTTGCGTGCGCAATAGCATTGCTCGGCTGCACTCTAACGAACGGCTTCTTTGTTAACAAATCCTTAATCATAATAATCCTATACCTTTTATCTTCTTATCTTTCTTTTTAATTAAAAATATCATAGCCATAAGTATTGCCTCTATAAAGTCGGGCGAGTGACCTATGAGTGCTTTCATCACCTTTTTCTTTGGCAGAGAAAATCCCCTATCGGTATCATCCTTATCTTGGCGAACAACCTTTCTTTCGTGCATAAGAATATCACGCAGTTTAACATTCTTATACCCACTACCCGAATATTTTCTATCGAGCAGATTAGGGTTAATAGAAATTTCCTTTGCCAATATTCTTTGGGCGAGAATGTAAGCCGCTTGGGATTTTAGGTCTTTGTATACATACTTTAGTTTTGGGTCTACCGCCCCGGTGTTGCAGAAAGGCACCGCTCTCGGGAAATATCCGCCATCGCCTTTGAACCATTGACCCAAACCATTAAGGTCATAGGTAAAGTTCGTTTCGGGCACTCCCCATTCATCAAGTTTCGCCTTTACCACATTGACAGTCTGCTTTCCACCGAGATTACAAACAAATATGTCGTCTATATGGCATAGGTTGTTAGTCCACTTTACCATAACGAGATTATCGCCGCCCTCCAAAGCAATGTCGCAAGATGCGTGAACTTTGCCCTCCACTCCTTGCATTGGGTTGTCAAAGAAATCTTCAAGGTTGTTTATCTTGATTATATCTTCGCCTACCTCCTTATATTTCCAATTACCCTCGAGGTCTCTTGCTCTACGTTCTTCCGATTGATTGGCGAGGTTAGCGAGGTAACTCGGGTCAGAGCGAAGCAGTTGATAGTTATCCTTTAATTTACCCACAATGAAGCACACTGAGTGGATAAATATATCCTTTGGGTCACCAAACTCCTCGTATCCGCTTGATATTCTATCGATAGTGCCTTTGCACATTTCATAAACTTCATCTCTTGTATTGCCCCAATAGATAGAGTCAACGTCATCGCCATCCATAAAGCAGTATCTAACCGCCCCATCTCTTTCGGGTATGGGTAATCCATCTTCTCCAATCCACCAAGATATAAACTTTGCCACCCAAGAGTCCGGGTCGGGGTTGCAAGTGCCGATAATTCTATTGCGAATAAAGAAAGCATTTCGGTTGTCGGTAGATATATACTTAAACTTGGCATACTCCATATGAGTAATCTCGTCTATTCCTATGTAGGCAAACTGCTTGCCTTGATAACGAACCATAAAATCATCTAACGAGTCACCATAGTAGCCGAAAGTCAACCAACCGCCACTATTGAAATTCCAAGTCATATCGCCTTTTGACTTGTTATATTCACCAAACTCGGTATATATATCCCTTGATGTATCAATAAGGTCGGAAAGGTCATTGATTTCCTTACGCATTATGATTGCTCTAAAGCCTTTCTTTTGACAATCATTAAGTGCATCCATAAGTAAGGCATAAGACTTACCGCCGCCTCTCATTCCGCCATAAATAGTGATATTGGTATTGCTTTGAAGCAGTTTTTCTTGACCGCCCTCTTGAGCAATTTTCCTATATGGATTGGGGTGTAGTTTATCATCTTGGCGATAACCTTGTATCGTAAGATAATCAACTATATCAAAGCCATTTAAGGCCCTATCGAAACTACCTAAAACCATAATTAATAGTATAATAATCACAAATATACAAATTTTATGTAAAAAATATTAGAATATTTGCATATTATTGCAAATTATTTGTATATTTGCCTTTAAGAACTGGGAGTCACCCACTTACGAATACAAAAACACTGAAAAATGGAAAAAGAAGAACTTTTAACAAGATTGCAAGGCGAAATCGGAAAACCCGATGCCAATGGGAACTACGGAATTACCGGAATTTCTCAAAGAACACTCGATGCCTACATTGATGGCATCCTCCCCACTCTTGGAGAGAATGTTGACGATGCGGTTATCGGGACCCACGCATCCATATTAAAGTCTATTGGCGGTCAAATAAGACACGAAAAGGCTGAGTTTGTTAAGGGATATAAGCCAAATCCGACCCCAACCCCAAAGGATGATACCCCTAAGAACGGAGAGGATGGAGATAGCGAGATTATGAAGCTGTTGAAGCAAATCAGCAGCGATAATTTGGCTCTCAAGGAACGACTTGACAAGCGAGATAAGGAGGCAGAGCAAGCAAGCATCAAGGCGCGAGTTATTGATGGCTTAAAGGCGAAAAATGCCAACGATGAGTATGTGCTTAAAAACTGCTTAAAGGGGGTAGTGTTCGACACAAGCAAGAGTGTTGATGAACTCGTAGAGGAATACATCAGTATTTACGATGCCGAATACAAGGAGGCACGAGGCAACTCAGAGCCACCGAGAAGTGCAAGAAGCGCAGGCAAGGGCAACGAATACATAGACTCCTTTTTCGAGGAAATGAAAAAGAAAGGTAAATTTTAATTTTTTTAGATTATGTCATTTAATAGTTATACAATTAAGGTAAAGATAATAGGCGGCGGCAATGTAGTTTGGCGCAAGGTCAATGCTGTCTTGCAAAGTGGCGTAAGTATTCCGGGTAGTAAACTCGGAGGAGCAAAGATAATTCCCGCAGGTACACCGGTGGCATATAGTGCGCCCGGAGGCGAATGTGTTATTATTGATAATTCCGACGCATTTAATACTTACTCCAAAAAGCCTACGGGGTGGAATTTGGGCTTCATTTTGAACGATGTTGTAATTGAGGCTTTCATTGATTCCGAGAATGAACTTTCCGGAACATACTACGCTACTGCATCAGTTGTTATTGGCGGCGAATTGTATGTGGAAAGAGTGAACAACGATTGGGCTATCAGTATTGGTGAGCTTTGCCCAAATATAACAATGTTATTTGATACACAAGCCACCACCCCCCCAGAAAGCTGATAAATTATCATATAAACAATTCGTGTTTAACAATTAAAGTGGAATATTATGATTAATAGATTTCAAGGATATTACGATTTGCTTGGTGCAAGCGGTCTTGGCTTCACCAACGCATCATTCCAAGCATTTGTCGATAAGTTCTATGAGAAATATAATGGTCTCAAAACTGATGGCTTTGACTGGGATGATGAAATTCAAATTGATTTCACTTACGAGCAGCTCCAAGCAGAACTCGGCATCGCTACTCTCCCAACCTACGTTGACGTAGATGCCGGAGCACCATATAAGTCGCAAGATACATTCATCATAGGCTCTAACAAGATACCTCGCTTCAAGCACGGCTTCGCTATGAACGAGAAGATTATCCGTGAGCAGATGATTTTGGCTAAGAGATTTGGTGGTCTTTCTGCCGATGTTCGCAACGTATTGATGAAACTTTTGTTTGACTCGGTTGACAAACTTATCGTAGGTAATCACAACGGATTGACCTATCAGCGCAACCAAATAGTTTCAAAGGGCGAGTTTACTATCGATAGTAACAATAACCCTCAAGGCATCAAGGGTCTCACATTTGAATTTGGCGTCAACAAAAGTTTGAATGCGGGAATCAATCGTTGGTGGACTAATGCCACTCACTCGGTTGCCAACCAAGGTTCGGCATCTGACCCGCTAAATGATATGAAAGATACTCGCAAGAAAGCAACAAATGCAGGTGTTCCTATGGGACACTTTGAAATGTCAAAGGTTTTGTTTGATGACCTTTTGACTCACACCAAAGTTCTTTCTCGCATAGGTTATGCTCTCTATCCAAATGCAAGCGCAGAGGAAAACGCAATTACTTATGCGCAGAACCTCGCAGAGGATGCCGCCAAGGCTGCTATCGAAAGAATTATAGGCGCTCCGCTAAAGGTTATCGATGCTCGTGCCGTTGTTGAGAAATACAACTCTGAGAAAAAGGCTATCGTAAAAGAAAGCATTGACTCGTTCGACAGCAAGCGCTTTGCTTATGTTCCCGATGGCACACTCGGTACCATCAAGGCGGTAGAACCTATCGCAGTTGCTGACCCGGCTGCTCGCATCGCTTATTTCGATGGCGGTAGAACAATCATCAAGAATGTATTCAACACCGATACCAATACTCAATATGTATATTCGGAATGCACTGCTCTTGTTGTTCCGAGTGTAGCCAAGTATATGTATTCGGTTGAGGTAACTGCGTAAACTGAAAGCCTATGCTTATAGAGGAATATTTGGGCGGTTTCTTCGCGATTGAGGTGCCAAAGCAAACAATGGCAACAATACTCACAAAACGTGGTATTGCGATGTCGAGCAGTCTTGAGTCTGTTTCGGATAAGGATAAAGACTTGTGCCTTGCTGACTTGTATATGTTTGCATCTACCCTACCTCTCGTGAAGAACAACACCGAAGATAGCGATGGCGGCTGGAAGCATACCGAGGGTGGTTACCAATACTCGGTTACCGACAGACGTTCGTTTCGCTCTATGGCAAAGGCGCTATATGCTAAATGGGGAGAAAAATCTTCAGTCAACAATATAGTCATTAGAGTATGGTAGTGGACAATCCTCGTCACCCTCACACTTGCATCGTTTATCGAATGGTAGGGCAAAACTCTTTTGATGTAGAAGCAAAGAAAGAGGTGCTTTATGAGGGCATTTGCAGAAAATACACCACTCGTGGAGCGAGAACTACGGCGGCAACCATTACAAGTCAATATACCTTGTCAGTTCCGGCATTTGTGCAGGCAAAGGCTGGCGACATAGTTGAGGTTGACGATAGGATTGGACATTTTAAGGGTACCGTAACCGAGGTTAATTGTGGTAATTTAGGAACTGATATTTATTGGACTGACGCAAAGATATAATGGCAAAGAGCGCAGGAACAATATTTATGGAGGCAATCGCCAAGCACAAGGCAACCATTGGCGAGTATCTTGTCAGAAGATATTTCGGCAAGGCTTCACTTATCACAACTGGGTCGTACTTGAGCAGAGATTGGCTTAGTTTTACGGGTAATGCCGCCACATCGTTCTCGGTTGTTGGCTATATTCCAAGAAAGGGTATAGTTGCAGAACACGTAAACTATAAGATGATGCGCAAGCCGGTTCATACAAAGGTTGAGGGCGGAAAAACTCTTACATTGGAAGTCGACTACTCGGGCAGACAAAACGAAACGAGATATGGCAAGGCTGAAATTATAAAGCCTATGTCCTCTGAGGCTGTTGACTATGTAAATAGTAGACGAGTTAACAAGCTAAAGACGCTCTCTTTCATACGAATTGCGCACCCAATAGAATACTCTGATTACTTGCTTACCAATGATGGCAAGACGCATATAAACTCTATGCACAACGATGCTATTATTATAATGAAGTAGTATGTATTTGGATATTGAACATATCAACCGAGTGTTATACGAAAGATTATCTTCCGTTATCACACCTATATTCATAAGCAATCACCCTCGCTCTATGGCAGACAAATTAAGCGAGTTTGCTATCATACGAGTGGCGAGATTGATTTATGATAAGCACGCATACAAGACAACAACCGCATTTATTGATGTCTTTGTACGTCTTAAAGATAGTGGTGTGGAGAACACTCCGAGGGTATGTGAATTGTCCAATAAAGTGGTTTCTTTATTCCCATTCAGCGATGAATATTTCTCTATTATCACCCCCGAAATGACCTTTGGTGATTTAGAGGGTGAGTTTTCAAGAATAATGATAAAAACGGAATTAATTATTAAACAGTAATAAGATATGGCAGCATTAACTATTACAAAGACTTTGGGTGATGTTAAAACCCTATTCAATAAGATTAAGGAGGTTTACTTCTTTGCCACTCCCGACCAAGCACCAAGTGCTTTGACCGCAGCAGATGTTGAACTTCCCGTGATTTCGGAAAATGTTACTTTCAACACCGGAGAGGCTGATGTTACCAAAATCAAGTTGACCACAGGCGAAACTTGGACATCAATGGCCACCGCAGGCGATAGTGACATCTCTATGCAGATTGCATCTTTCGACGAGTATGTTAACGAAATATTTATGAACAAGATTGGCTCAAAGGCAAGTCTTGGCGCAAGCATAGATGGCTATCAGTACGATGGTTACGGCTATGACCTTGAACCAAAGAAAGTCACCGGCGGTCTTTTGTTCTGCTCGGAAGATAGAGGTGTGATTATCTTCACTCCAACAGTTGAAATATATGCTTCGGTAGTCATCGAAGACGGCAAGCCGGGTTATTTCAATCTAAAGGTTACGCCTTTGGCATCAAAGACCGGAGAAACAATCTACTTCTTGAAGAAAGGTTCGGCAGCCTCATAATTTTTGATTTGTTTTGTTCGTCTCGGGCGGTAGTGTATGCTGCCGCTCTTTTTAAGTTTTAAGATATGGCAAGAGTAAAAAGACAGCCAACAATAGAAGAAGAACGACTATTAAACTCGGTGGTAGAAGATGAGGTTAGCCGTGTTGTTGTTCGTGGCACAACCTATAAACTAAAATATATGCGCAATGCGACCATTCGCAAGATAACCAATGTAATGCTTAAAGATGGCGATGATAGCAAGGTATCAAGCAAATGTGCTGCCCTTATGGTTCTAAACGGCTATTTCAAGATAAAATTCTTCTACTGGTTCTTGTGGAGGTGGTTTTATTATGTAAAGCAATATCTTGAAATAGAACTGCATCCGCTCATAGATGAGGGTAAAAAAAAAGTTCGTGCGGAGGACTATTATATCAATACCATATTCTTGATAGGGATGAAGGATACGATGATAGCGATGACGAGGGAGGAAGCCGAGCGTTTCCGTCAAGAACTTTCTTCGGGTCAGCGCACAACTTAGGCAAGGAAAGACCGCATCTGCTCCAAGACAAGCATCTTTTCGGAGGTTTGGTAACAATCAAGGCATACGATTATTGGTGGGGGTATTCAGCGGCACAAATACAACTTATGGTTGTGGATGCTCCATTGATTGTTTACACTCACGGCAAGGACAGAAAGCCAAGTAAGCGAGAGATAGAGGAAAAGATGTCTGAATGGAATAGCAGAAATGGCGGTGGAAAGATTAGTATTGACAAGATATTAAATGGTTGATGTTGTATGAAATTAGATGATTTATACTTTGACATATTATTCAAAGATAAGACTGATGACACCATAAAGCAAATAAAGAAAAAGTTAGATAAGGCAAAAATCAAAGCCTCGATAACTCCAAGTATTTCGATTAAGGATATACAACTCGCAATAGATAAGGCTACATCGGGCAAAAAAGACCTAAAATTCAAGATTAATGCTGCGTCTATATCAAGAACGGGCTTAAAGCAGATACAAACAAGCCTTGATAGCAGAATATGGTATCTCAACAATGTGGATATTAAGACCACAAAGTTTGAGGATAGGCTTGCCAAGGCGGTAGAGAGAGCAATGCGTAAGGGTGCTAATAGTGCATCGGTAGGCATAACCGCAACAGACCCCGGCGAGGGAGGAGGCGGTGGCGGTAGCAATTCTTCGCTAAAAGACTCTCTTGCCATATTCCGATACATTCGGATTATCCAAGGTATGCTCGCCTCAAGTGTATTCACTAATTTCATACGAAAGTTGGCTGATACCTATGGTAGATTTGAGCAACAACTTGTTGCTCTAAAATCAATGCTTCAAAGTGGTATCAAAGGCAATACGATATTCAACCAAATAAAGGAGTTTTCGGTAAAATCTCCGTTTCAATTCTCCGAATTGGTTTCATTTACCAAACAATTAACCGCCTTTCAAGTTCCCTATAACGAACTGTTTGATACAACAAAAAGACTTGCAGACCTCTCTGCGGGTCTTGGTGTGGATATGAGCCGTATTATATTGGCGTATGGCCAAGTTCGCTCAGCATCGTATCTTAGAGGTCAAGAATTGCGCCAATTTACAGAAGCGGGCGTTCCTATTCTTCAACTACTTGCGGATAAATTCTCCCAACTTGAGCAGCGAGTAGTTTCGGTTGGCGATGTATTTGACTATGTCTCCAAGCGAAAAGTGTCGTTTGAAATGGTCAAGGAGGTTATCCAAGATATGACCAACGAGGGCGGTATATTCTACAAGATGCAGGAGCGACAAGCAGAAACATTGCGAGGAAGAATAACCAACCTTGCCGATGCCTATGATGTTCTTTTGTATAACATAGGTAAAAGCGGCTCTGCGAATGTAATCGGCTTCTTCGTTGGACTTGCTCAAAAACTCTTGGAGTGCAAGAACTTGATTATGGCTATAGGAGCGGCGGCTATGGTTGTCTTTGCTCGCATTATAGTGGCAGCGGCGGTAACTGCCAAGAAAGCAGTAACTGATATGATGGCTAAAGCCGGAATGTCGCTAATAGGGTGGAGAACAATGGTGGCGACTGGTATTGCTGCGGCTACTGCGTTTTTTTACAACCTAAAGCAAGATGTTGACAATGCCAAGCAAGCGGTAGCTGATTTTACCAAGGAGTCAAGCAAGAATATATTAGACTTTGTAGATATTCTAAAGAATATTGATATTAGCATAAAGGCGAATGGTGGAGATAAAGCCAAAACACTTGTTGATGCAATAGGCAAACTAAAAGACTTAATGCCCGAAAATCAAGCAAATTCCTTTGTTTCTCATATCCTTGGCGGCGATGATATAGATGAGCAGATTAGTCGACTTGGCGATGTTAGAAACTCACTTGAGAAGATTGAGGTTGTTATGCGCAGACTCGGAGAGAGTAAACCTGACCCATATCAATTTGGGCTATTAGAGAGAACAATTGACTTCCCTGCACAAATAGAAGATATTGTGGAAAATGGCAAATGGAGAGCTTATGGTAGTAGATTCGACCCGCAATTAAGTTACTTTAGAGCATATTATAAATACATCGGTGAGTATTTGAAAGGCGCAATAGGCGATATGCAATTATCTCCCGAAGAACTCAACGAGGTATTAAACCAATTAGTTAGTTCGTGGGCATCTACCAACGAGGTGTTCTCGGGCAAGGGTGGTGATATTGCCAAGATTGTATTACAGTTAGGATTTAATGCCGATGAGGAAGATATAATCAAGAAATCTACTGCACTCGCACAATATTATTTCCAACAAGTTGAAGATGTTGCCAAAGAGAGCGGAAAGGATTTGCAAGGCGTTGTGTCCGATGCTTTATATGGCAGCCCGGAGCAGCAAAATGAAGCGAAGCAAGTCTTGTCGAGCATATACGAAGAAGCGGGCGAAAAGGCCAAAGAGTCGCTTGGGACATTCTATGACGAGTTTGATGCTATGGTTCAAAGGATGCAGGCGAACCCTATTGATATTCAAATTAGAGCAAGACTTGGTTTTGACAATGATGCACTATCGGGATATTCAAAAACTTATATTCAGCGATTGTATGATAAAAAATATGGCGAGGGTTCGTATTACCTTTCCGCTTTAGACCCAACCTCTCAATCAAAGAAATTGATGCAAGAGGAGTCCTCAAAGTATATCCTTGATATTATCAAAAACAATAGCGACCCTACGAGTGTACGAAAGGCTTTGAAATCCGCCTATGATGATGTTAAAGAAAACATTAAGAATAGCGAAGAGGCAAACGATGGCATGACGGAGTCATACAAGCAACAACTTGAATGGATTAAAGAAGCATCATCGCTAATAGGTTGGAACTTGAATGAGGTTAAGGAAACCAAGACCAAGACCGATGAAGTTCTTAAATCAGAAAAGGATAGATACTCTAACCTCAAAAAGTATGTTCAAGAGTATGATAAACTTGTGAAGATTTACGGGCAAAAGGATGCTCTTGAAAAACTGAATAAGCAAAGTCAATTCGGTATGTTTACCGACAAGGACTTTATAAAGTCTATGGGTGGCTCTCTCAATGTCGCTAACAAGGCAGATTTACTCTCTAAGTACGCTGATTATCTCGAAAAGAAGATTGGCAATGGCGGAGAAAGAGGTAGTCTTATAAAGGACATTCGCATTGAAGCCGAAAGCGCAAGATTGGAGCAAGAGGCGAAAGATGCCGCCGATGCTGTTGAACAACTAAAGAAAGAGATAAGCAATAGCACAAAGCGATGGGAGATGTTCAACAAGGCATTGAATATTACCGGAGATAGTGATTTGTCGAGCCTACTCGCTTTTGGCAGAATAACACCTTTTAGCAATCAACAAAAGGAGATTGAGAGCCAACTTAAACAAAGGGGTATAAGTGATGTTGCCTCACTTAAAGGTATTGGCTCAAATGAGTTGACAGAAATGTATGGCGCAGAAATTGCCACTCTGATAGGTAAGTATTTTGAGATTGTTGAAAATGAGCAAGAGGACTCAATCAACGAAATCATCAAAGTGCTTGAAAAAGCCATAAGCCAAGATACTAAAACAAAAGGCATCAGCGATAAGTACGCTAAATTAAGAGATAATGCCAATAACCTTGGTTTGTCTCCCGAGAAACTACAAGAAATAATCGATGGTTTAACCAATGCCGAAAACGAGGAAATTGCGAAAACAAAATGGGATTTCTTCAAGAAAACACCCGGATATGCCAAGATGTTTGAAGAGTTGGATAGGCTATCGAACGAAACTATTAGCAGTCTTTTGGATAAACTGATTGAGTTAAATCCGCAAATTCAAGATGATGTAGCATCATTCAAGGAACTGCAAAATATAATGCAGAAACTGCGAGAAGAACTCCAAAACAGAAACCCATTCTCGGAGTTATCCTCAAGTGCGAGAAATATAGGTTTGCTTAATAAAATAAAGTTTGACGAAAATGGTAACGCCACGATATCAGATGAAAAAACGGCTAAAGCACTCGGCATAAAGGTTGGGTCTACTGTTAACAAGAATGATGTTAACGATGCCTTATTCGCAGAGATGAATGACTTTGAAAAGGCTATAGCCGGTATTGGTAAGGCATTTGATAATCTAAAGAGCGTTCTTGAGCCTGTCATAACTCTATTCGATTCGCTTGGTATGAGCGGTATATCGGATATTACAAGTGGCATATCAAACGCCATAAGTAGCGCAGGTGGTGTATTTGAGGGTATGAACTCTATTGCTTCAATAACCAAGGGTATGAGGCTTGGTGGCGTTTCCAGCTTCTTATCGGCTGCGGGTCCATGGGCGGCAGCTGCGGGCGCAGGTATATCCATAATATCTTCTATATTCGCACTACACGATAAAGCTCTACAACGCCAAATAGAGGCTTTGCAACGAGAGGAAAAGAGCGCAAAGGCATTGTATGACCTCGTAGAAAAAAGGCTCGAATATACTCTCGGAAAGGGCTATGGAGCAGACTCTGCTAAGGGTATTGCAAAGGGTACTACATACTTGGAGCAAAGAAAGAACCTTTTGGGGCAACTAAAGGATAAGCAAAAGGAACTTGAATTGCAGTTAGACAAGAAGAAGAAAGACAAAGATGCCATAGCAGACTTGAATAGTGAGATAGCCGATATGCGAGAAACCATTAAGCAACTATCTATGGAACTCGCAGATGACCTATTCTCAATCAACCTATCCGATTGGGCAAGTCAAATAGGCGACTCTCTCGTAGAAGCATTTTCCGAGGGTAGGAGTGCATTAGATGCCTTTGATGAAGCCGCTGGCGACATTCTAAAGAATGTGGTTAAGAATATGGCGCAGCTGTATATCTTGGAACCCGCACTGAACAGACTGAGAAACTATCTATTCGGTAGTGATGGCACGGGCGGTGTGTTTGGTTCGGATATGTATCTATCGCAAGAAGACCTTGAGGGTATGATACCTTTGCTTGCAAGCATAAAGGATAGTGTAGGCAATGTACGAGACCTTTACGATGCCATTAACGAGGTGGCAAAGCAAAGTGGCATAGACCTATCGGGTGTATCATCGGGATTGTCGGGGTCTATACAAAATATAACCGAAGATACCGCAGATTTATTGGCAAGTTATCTCAATGCTATTAGAGCGAGATTGATGGTTATGGGTTCAATACAAGATGTGGCGCTGCCGTATTTGCAAGATATTGCAGAGGCACAATTAAGAGAACTTGAACTTATTGTAGAAAATACAAGAAGAAACGCAGAGTCAGCCGAGAGGATTGAGAGCGCCCTAAACTCGGTTATCCTTGTAGGTTCAAGCGGAAAACAAATCAAAGTAAAGGCATATTAATATGAAGATAAGCGAAGAATTAAAGCAAGAAGCAATGTCCCTTGGTCTTTGTCAGGAGTGGCAAGACCAATGGGGCAACCCGAGTAATAAAGAACTGATAGAAAAATTTGTTAGGGGTATTGATTTTGCCATTAAGAACAATTACCCAAGCATAGAGTATATAAACAACAATTTCACGAAGAAAGAACTTCGTGAGGGTGGAGTATTCTGCGATGACAACGAGTTGACCAAATCGAGCACTATGGTTGTTATGGGCAACACTAAAGGCGAGATAAGTTTTGGCGATTTTGATGTAGTCACCCTATATGTGCGACACGATGCCAATATTCATATCCGCATATCAAGATACGCCTCTGTAACTCTCTATGTGTTTGATAACGCAAAGGTATATATTGACAACAAAGGCTTTTATCGTTCAAGGGTCTATAAGTACAGCGACAACGCAAGGGTGATAACCTATGGTAGTGTTTTGATTAAAAAACGCAAATTTGAAGATATTTATTCAGATTAACTGCATAAATATTAAATATTTAGTATATTTGTAGTATGGCAAAAGATGTTTTAATACAGAAAGCGAATGGCGATGATACCTCTGTTCACGGCTTATCCAACTGGGGTATAGTTGCTACGAGTTTGCCATTCAAAATCGTTGGGGAGATGAAAGATATTCCCAAAAACGATTGGTTTGACGAAAATGGAGATGACGAATACATTCCCGATACTCCGGTTTATAAGGCATACGAAATGGAGGCAAAGTTCTTTATTGAGGCATCTTCGATGGAAAGCCTTATAGAAAACATAAGGAACTTTATTCAATACATCGCTACGGGTGGCGGCTTCTCTATGTATAACCCCAATACCGGAATAGGTAGGCAAGGTATTAGATATGTGTCCTACTCCGATGAAGCGAAATACTGCAAGGTCGGAACATCGAATGGGGTTAAGTATATGTGCGAGTTCTCTCTAAAATTAAAGGTAAACGACCCAAACACCAATATAACACTGAATGTATAGCATATTAGATAAATATGGCAATAAGCGATGCGATGTGAACTCACTTGAATATCGTGGTGAGTTTATGAGCATCAGTTCGGTTGTTGTTACCATTAAGTCAAACAAACCCATAGAGTTTGCGAATGGTGACTACATTGTGTTTAGGGGCGAAGAATTTACCCTGCGATACACTCCGGCCATTCTAAAGCAAGCGAGAAAAGATACCTATGGAGAGGCATTTGTGTACGAGAATATGGTATTCTATGCCGCCTCCGATGAACTCACAAGATGCGACTTTCTTGATGTCGTAAAGAGTGATAATAATATACACTACACATCGCTACCAAATTTCTCTTTCTATGCGGAGTCGGTTCAAGAACTTGCCGATAGAATACAAGCAAACCTAAATAGGTTGTATACGGGCGACAAGGCGTGGAGTGTAACGGTTGCCGACGGCACAATTTCTAAACCACATAACTTTAGCTGCTCTAACATTAAGTGTTGGGATGCCTTAGTGTTAGCAAACACCGAACTTGACTTAAACTTTGTTATTAGGGGTAGAAATATCGTTATTGGTAGCACGGGCGGTGTAATAGACTGCAATTTCGCTTATGGCAAAAATTTGGGGTTAAAGAATATCAATTCTTCAACGAGTGAAAACTCTGCCATAGTAACAAGACTTAGAGCATACGGCAGCACTCGCAATATCCCATATCGCTACTATAATAAGTTGTATATAAACAATTCCGGGGTTGTTAAATATTTTAAGGAAGAACCAACATCGGAATGGAAATTGCTTATTAGCGAAAGTATGTATATGCCCAACCTTATGCTTCCGATGTTTAGAAATAGTTCTCTTATTGGAGCAGAGGGTGACTTGTATAACGAAGATGGTTTACTATGTGGAAAATATCGTCTTGGCGGAACTATTGGCGAAGATGCCTATATCGAGAGTGTAGATGGCATCGAAAAGTATGGAGTGAACGAAGGTACCGTATTCTTCGACACCGAAGACGAGGAAAACGAGGATAATATATATCCGTCTATGAGCGGAATGACCGCCCAAGACCTTATAAATGCCGGGTATTCCATACAATTAGATAGTGGAGATAACGGCAATCTTGACGAAATTCTGTCTGCCGAGGTTATGACAGATGACGGATATTTGCCCGAAAACGGCTCGAGCATTAACCCATCTTCGTTTTCAGTGACACTAAAGGATATAGGCTTTGATATAGAGGACTACCTATTAGAGGGAGAGAGTGCGCAAATATACTTTAGTAGTGGCGAACTCGTTGGTAGAACTTTCGAGATAACGGGCATAACCAAAGATGGCAAAAAGCAAATTCTTCGCCTTAATCGATACTTGGATGAAGATATTCAATGGGTATTCCCGAATAAATATTATAACGCAAAGGCTGGCGATAAGTTTGTCCTCTTGAACATCTATATGCCCGATGTGTATGTAGCTGCCGCAGAGTTTAGGCTGCTTGAAAGAGCAAAGTTCTACTTAGCAGATAATGACCATAACACAATCAACTATGCTCCATCTATTGATAACATATTCCTCGCAAGAAATCCTGAAATAGCAGAGAATATTAAAGAGGGAAATATATTTACTTTCTACGATGATGATTTGGGCATACATAAAAGTATAACCATTTCGTCTATAATCATAAAGATTGGCGAGTCGCTAATTCCCGAATATGAAGTAACTCTAAGCGAAGATAAAGATGCCACTTTGGTGGATAGAATAACAACCGAGGTGTCTGACAATATCAGCAAAACACTACTTTCGACGAGCAATATTGTTTCGCTATCTCGCCTACAATTTGACAAGCGGTATCTGCGCAAGACCACCAAGGACACGGCAGAAAAGGAGATAACATTCAACGAGGGCATTGAGGTTAATGGCAAGGGTGTGGTAGCCAACGGTGATGGTGTTACGGCAACGAAAATCGATGCCAACAAAGGCAAGATTAAGCAGTTGACCTCCGACAAGATTACCACCGACTACATTGAGAGTTCCGACTACCTTGGCGACACAAGCGGCTTTAAGTTGGCGAATATTGATGGGGATAGTTATCTTGAGGTAGATAAACTTTCGGTGCGCAAAAAGGCAATTTTTGCCGAGTTAGACATCAAGCGGCTTGACCACATCGGCGGTGCTACGGTTACCTCTCCCGCATCGTGTCGCATTGATAAGGTAGAACCTTATGCAGGTGGTTATAAGTGCTATTTTAGGGCAGAGGATGGCGAAAGGACTATCAATAACGATTGGAAGATAGGTGACCAAGCAATGTGCCACGCATATAACACCACTACTCCTCGTTACTATTGGCGGTTGGTTATTGCTGTTTCTACTGAAATAGAAAATGGCTATCATTGGGTGGCACTATCATCAAGTGATTGCGATGCCGATAGTGATGAGCCGATGGCAGAGGATGTGATTGCTTGCTTCGGCAACAGAACCGATACAGACCGCCAACAAGTCATCATTACCAACTCCGAGGGTGTCAATAGTCCATACATCCAGCAACTCAAGGGCATTAACTCTTATGACATCACCGATGCCAATGTGGTTACTCAACTATCTCCGAGCAAAAATATCATCCGAGGCGAGCAGATAGAATTAAGCACGGCAAGTGGAAATAAGGGTGTTCAAGACCTCGCCAACGATGCGCTTAATAGTGCAAAGACATACACCGACACCGCCTTTGGCAATGCAAAAGACTACACAGATACATCGGTAGGTAGTGCCAAGGAGTATGCCGATGGAGTGCTTGGGTCTGCCAAGGAATATGCCGATGGTGTAGGTAGTAGCACATTGAACAATGCCAAGACCTATGCCGATGGGGTTGGTACAAGTACCCTTAATTCAGCAAAGACTTACGCAGACGGAGTAGGTGACGATGCCGAAGCCAATGCAAAAGAATATGCTGATGGGGTTGGTGCAAGTGTCACAACATCGGTAAAAGGCTATGCCGATGGGCTATTTGCAGACTCAAAGAACTACACGCAAGAGCGAGAAGAATATCTGCAATCGCAAATAACTGCTAATGCTAACGGCATCGGTTTGTGTGCCACCAAGACCGAATTAAAGACGGTGAGTGATGGAGTAGACACACTCGCCACGAGAGTGACCGAAGCAGAAGCATCAATCAAGGTCAATGCCGATGGAATTACTGCTCTTGCCGAAAAGACGGAGGTGGACATCACCAACCTCGGAACACGCATCAGCCAAGCCGAAGCGAGCATCAAGGTTAATGCCGACAACATTGCGCTCAAAGCCAATCAGACCGACCTCGAGAGTGTAGAGAATAGTGTTGGTGGCTTGACTACTCGCCTGACTACCGCAGAGTCGCAGATAAGCCAAAATGCCGATGCAATAGAATTAAAAGCAAGTAAGACGGAGTTAACATCGGTTAGCAATGCAGTGGGTGGACTAACTAACCGAGTAGCCGCCGCCGAGAGCCAAATAGAAGTTAATGCAGAGGGTATTGCATCAACGGTTGAACGCATCAATGCTATTGTGGAGGATGTGCCAATGGATAATTTTATCAATGATATTATCCAATACTACTCAGTCTATGGAGGCTTGATGATGTCATACAACGATGGCACGGATAGGAATTTCCGATGCTCTATTAATTTAGGGGCAAGAAAGAAAGGTGATGTAATAAGAATTACGAACCCCGATGGCATTATTGCTTACATCTTGGCTTGCGATGGAGATGCAGATGCCGCTCAAGCATTGGTAACGAAATATAATGTAGACATAACAGATAAAACATTGCTTGGTGTGTGTCTACAAGCCTCGGGTAATGAGTATGTTTCGCCTATTACCTACACCCCATCTATTGAGATGGTTCTTGAGCAAGATGCGCCGATTGTGTTTATCCAAATAAAGGATAATTATAGAGGCAAATGGAAAAACTCAACCGTAACAATCATAAGCGAAAGATACTCAGCTCAATCTCGAATAGAGCAAAGCGCAGATAACATCCGCCTCCAAGTTGGTAACGCAGGCATCAACCTTGACACAAAGGTTATCACCCTCGATGCGTCAAAGACGGTGGTCACGGGCGACCTTGCAGTGAGGACAGTAAAGTGCTACTACGACGCCTCACAGACGCAGCTAAAGAGTGCATACAACGGCAACGGAGATGGAACGATAGTGTACTACTATCCCTCGGGCAAGGTAATGCGCCAAGATGCCTTTATAACCGACTCCGATGGCAACGCTGTCGGTATGCGAACAACATACTACAACGCAGACGGCTCGGTTTCTTGGGTGCTTGATAATAGCGGCCTAAAGACCACCCTAAGCGACTATTGGGAGGCATTGAATGGTGCGCAGCCAATGGCTTATACTACCGACTACAACACGATGATGAACACTTGTAAGCAGTACCTTGACCAAGCAATGCAGCATTTTAGCAAGTCAACATTTAGTCGCTTTGTGTCGCAGAGCGGCAATTACAAGAGTTACAACGGAAAGGTAGCTAAGGGGTTGAAATCGAGCGAAGCACCTACGGCTGTGACATTGTTTGCAGGAGTGTTGGTCTACTCGGTCGAACTATATAAAGATGGCTTGTTGCCTACTTATATCGTAACCTACGAGCAAGTGACAACGGCACAAAATCAAGTTAGCGCAATAATGACACAAAAATTCAACGCAGGAGGCGAAGTGGATTAATATGGCATACATAAGCAAATACAGCGGAGCTGATGTCGACATAAAGTTAGATAAGGTATTTAAGTTTGCAGCTAAAAAATAAGGAGTAAGCCACCGCCAACTCCTATCGAATAATGGTAAGCCACCACCAACCATCATACAATACAAAGATAGTTAAAATTAAACAAAAATGAAAATTTCAGACAATCAAAAACATTTAATCGTGAGCAGCATCTGCTCGGCATTGGCGAGCATCTTCATCGCATTGCTTGTATGGGCATCGTTGATAGTCCACTCTAACGAGGTGCTTATGCATCACTTGTTGGCACCTATATGGTTTGCAGGTGTAGCATCAGCGTTGGCTATGGGCATCGGCAAGGAGTATGGTGACGAGTGCGCCGAGGGCAACGAATGGTCTTGGGGCGATGTGCTTTACGACATCTTCGGTGCAATCTTGGGAGCGACAATCGTATGTTTAACTATAAATTTTTTATAATATGGAGAAGATTAAGAAACTCATCTACAGTGTGCTGCCGTATTTTACAGGCTTCTGCGCCGTGGCTTTCGTGTTAACTGTCCTTTGGTGTATAATTGCTTTAATTTTCGACTTGTAAAATGGAGCATTTGTTGACAATGGCGGTGAACTACCTTAACGAGCATCTAATGGCGCACATCTTGCTTATCACTCTCGCATCTGCGATGATGATAGCGGCAATGGTGGTAGACCTCGTCTTTGGGGTGTACAAAGCCAAGCAGCTTGGGGAGGCTACAACATCCACAGGACTTAAAAAGACCTGCGAAAAGGCTCGCAAGTATTTCAGTCCGTTTATGGTGCTTGTTTGCATAGATTTGTTGTCCTCGGTTATCAGTCCTGCTCCTGCGTTTAGCCTCTTGTGGGCATCGTATTGTATATTCTGTGAATTTATTTCAGTTCGTGAAAAGGCTTGGAAAAAGGCGGAGTTGCGCAAACAAGAACGCACAATGAGCATCATTCTCGAAAACAAAGATGACATTGCCAAGATGATAGCCGAATTAATTAAGAAGCAAGCCGACGGAAATAACTGAACTTGATGCGTGGTGGAGCAGCCTCACCACCGAGCGAAAGAGCCACATTGCAAGCAAGGTGCTTAAACGAAAGGTGGACTATCCCGAAAGCACCGAGGTTTGGCAAGGCTTGAGTGAGGAAAAGAAGCAAGCCATTTACGAGCATTGCACGGACAAGCATGGATTTTTCGTAGACCCGTGGAGCGAGGGCAAAGTATTTAGTTATTAACAATTAAAATTAAAAACTATGGCAAAGACAAAAAAGAAAGGCAAGGGTGGATGTAGGTAATGTGTACCCAAAAATAAAAGAGCCGACAAAATGCCGACTCCAAACACCTTTACAAATATAACACTTATAATTGATTAAAGCAATGACATATTTCACAATAAACGAGTTAATAACCTCCAACACCGCCAAGGTAAAAGGCATCGACAATTCGCCAACAAATGCGGTGCGTGCCAACTTGGTGGCTCTCATAGAAACCCTATTAGACCCGCTTCGTGAGGCTTGGAAAAGTCCTATAAGGGTAACAAGCGGCTACCGATGCGGCGTGCTTAATAGAGTGGTTGGTGGTTCGACTACATCAGCACACTTGTACGGATGCGCTGCCGACATCGTGCCGCTCAATGGTAAGATTGCCGAGTTTAAGGCATTTTGCCGTGATTATTTTTCGGCACGCAGGCACTTGTATGACCAAGTGATATTAGAGGACAATGGCAAAAGCGAATGGGTTCATATCGGACTCAAAACTAAAGACGGAAGAAAACGAGGTCAACTGATGGAGTATAAAAACAACAGATATACTTACCTATGAGGATGATTGATAACATAATGATAGGCTTGATGATAGCCGCCTATGTGGTAATCATCGGCATCGTGTGGTGCTTCGACAAGGTGCGTGCGCTATTCGGCAAGGAGTCGCTGCTTGATAGGTGGATAAATATGTGGTAATGAAGAATTTATTATACATAATAGGTCTTATAATTGGCGCATTTTTGCTATCTTTGTTATGGCGGAGATGTGCTGATAACACCGAGGTTGTGTCCGACACAATCATCAGGGTTGTTAAGGTAGACCGCCCTATCGTGCGTGAAAGCACGATAGTAAGATATGAGGTAGTCCAATTACCCATCGTAACGAAGGACACTATTTGCGATACGATAAAAGACTCCGTATTCGTGCAAGTGCCTATCGAACAAAAGGTATATTCCGATAGTAATTACACCGCTTGGGTTAGTGGCTACCGACCGAGATTAGATAGTATAAGCATAACTCATACAGAGGTTTCTTTTCATAAATTGGTTAATAATAATAGTAAAGGTAGTAAAAGATTGTATTTAGGTATCCAAGTCGGGTACGGCATCACTCCGAGAGGGATGCAGCCCTACCTTGGGCTTGGGTTATCTTATAGATTTGTTGGTTTCTAACGACACTCCCCACTCGGGAGAGCAGGGAGCTTTTTAAGAGTCAAGAATTAGTTATTTGGTTTAGTGTTGTTGATTGACCCTCATATTGTTAAACAATGTGTGGGTCATTTATGTTTAAGACGCAGGAACAAATTTTCGATAAGGCGGTGCAAATTGTATGTGATGAGTGCCGTGTTACTCCTCAAGAATTGCGATTTGGACGCAATAGGGCGAGTTCTGACGCACGATTTATTCTTGTGCGTGTAATTAGCCCATACATCTGCGACAGCGCAATAGCGGGCAAAATACAACGAACTCGGCAAGGAGTGTGTTTCATTCGGAATAAGAGAGCGGACAAATCGTTGTTAGCAAGTATTCGGCAAGTGCAGAGCAAGTTAATTGTTTGGATAGAGATTGCTTTATAATTATTTTTACAATGCCGTTAATAGTGACGGAGTTACTAATACTTTATAGTTATGATAATCAAAGGTCATGATGGCGAAAGCCACAATGTCACGGGTCAAGGTCAAGGGAACCTGAACACCGTGTTGGGTGCAGTAGGAACTTACGGAACCTTAATGAATGGCGGTCTTAATGGATTATTCGGTGGGTATGGATACAATCGTAATGCACCGTTGGAGGTTGTGACAAGTGATGACAGACCCATTTCTCGCTACGAGGCGCAGATGATGGATAAGCTGGCGGCAAAGGATAGCGAAAACGCACTCCTTAAGAGTCAAATCTACACCGACCAAAAAATCGTGGATACCACCACTTATTTGATGGGTAAAATCAATGAAGTGTCTGCCGAGGTACGAGCCAACAAGGATGCACAATGCAAAATCAACCGCGAGCAAGCCGTTTATAACGGAGTTAACACCGCTACACTTAATTGCATCAAAGGGCAAATTGCTGAACTGCAATCACTATCAGAATTGATAGTGCCGCAGCGAAAAGTATGTAACACTTGTTGCCCTTGTGAATGATGTTCACGAATCGACAAAAGTTGGCTGCGGTCCTTAATAAGTGGATGCAGCCAGCACTCGCTCAATTAGCCGGTGCGAAGCTGATGCGGTTGCCGTTTCTGGCAAACATTGAAGCGAAAGTGAAATCCACCGGATGGGTTTCGCCCATGTGGTCAATGGGATGCGAAATTGCGCCTTTGCTCGGAGGAGTAGCAACGCAGTTAGTTGAGCCGATGCTTTCGCAGTATCTGCAAGGTGTACCAGACTCGGCAATTCCAAGTATTGCGCACCAAGTGGTGGACAACGCATTAAACAATGGTAATCTTTCACTCTTTGAGGGGAATGTTGTCTTTGAGAGGAGTGACCTTGAAGAGTTGAAAACTCTGCTTCGGTATAATTTGCCGATGAATAACGATGAAAATTATCAAGTAATCACTAAACAAGAAGAAGATGATACAATTAGCACCAATTAGTATCGCGGCAACCTCTCAAGAGTATCTTGCGAGGATTGTTGAAAATTTATGCCAAGCATATTGTTTGACGGATAGTGTTCAGCCGAGCGGGAGTGTGACTTACTCAGTGACCAACCAAAGCACCACAGGCACGCAAACGATTGTGACCATCAACGCCGCAGTTGTGGTGACCTACAAGCCGAAAGGGTGCAATAAGAGTGTGGTTAAGCAATTCTCCGAGGAGTTTGAGATTGCGTTTATTGGTGCTGCAAATGCTGTTCCAACAATCAGCATAACACCACAAACCACTATCGTAGGAGTTGCCAATGTCAAGTGTTGCAATCGTGCATATGGTGTGAGTCTTTCGACTCCGATAACCATTAGTGCAACCTATCCGGCATAAGAAAGGGGCGAGAAAGGAGTTATCCAATCTCGCCCTATTTGGTTAAAGCGGTTCAATTCTCAGGCGGGCATTTAGTGCCAGCAATATCTTATTAATTGTTTTCAATGATGGCGCACATCTACCCTTTTCAATATTTGATAATTGCTGACCGGATATACCGGCTTTCTCGGCTAATTCAAGTTGCTTGTATTTGTATTGCTTTCTCAACTTGGCAAGTTCTGAACCAAACAGAATTTGCAGTTCTTCTTCGTTAATAAATGTCGTCATATCCATTATTTTGTTCATATAGTTCATCTTCCATATCTTCTTGAGCCACGGAAAAGTTCCATAACTTGATAAGTATGGCTTCTTTATCTGCCTTGCCCGCCCTTTCGCTTGGGTCAAGCCAATTAACCTCTACCACGGATTTAGCCATAAAGGTATCGTAATCTCTTGCACCGAAATATTCATCCTTATTCCTAACAAGTACGAAGCATCGTGGAAAGCCAAGATAGAGCAACCCGACAATATCGGGGTGTGCTATTAGATTGTCGCAATAGAAGCAGTTGGTATAATCATATATATCTATCATAACAATTTCACTAATTAATAAAACAAGTAAAAGAGTTTGTAATAAAGGCGATTTATGATACCATCTTCGGCAGATTGCTGACAAAATCAATCAAGGCATCATAAAACTCGCCCTCCTCTATGCTGAATACCGACCACTTGATGTTTTCAAAGTTAACATAACTCTCGGGCGCGCCATCATATTCAATCTTCTTAGCCATATTCTTAGGGATATAGACAGCATCTTCATCGGCATCGTATACGATACACAACGAGTCATATAACACATCTTCGTCATCATCTAACCCATGGAATTGATAAATTGTCATTCCCTCAAAGTCATCTCGGTCTACATTGTAAATCTCAAAGTGTGCATATTCATCTATCTTGCTTAATGCACTTAAAATAGTTTCTTCTTTCATATTCGTTGTTATTTTTGGTTAATTTCCCACATTATTTCTTCTATTGCTGCTCTCAAACTTAATTCGCAGTAGCGTAATTGTTTTACGATGTCTAATACATTTGCAAATAAGCATCCGCAATACATCGAAATCCTTGTTGCGACCTCCGCAACCGACATCGTGCTAATAAGGTAATCTTCTACCTCTTGCCTCATATCTTCTTTATCTCGAACAATAAGGTTATTGGCCGACAGATATAGCAATATATCTTCATTGCAAAGTCCATCCATACTCGCCTTTATGATGGCATCCGGATATATATTAATTGCGTCTATAAAGGGGCAAATTACATAGGTATCATACTCGCCATCGAAATCAAGTACACCATATTCGGAGTCGCAAGAGTAATCGCTTATTCTCTCGCCGGACAAGTCGCATATATGACCATTATCATCTATCATTATCCTATCGTTAAATCTAACGACCAAATCGCAGAATAGGCAAAAGTCATAGAATATAGGCTTACCTTGCTTGCCGCTTCTATCCCTTGTTATATGAATGCAAGTCGGCATATCTGCTACCTTTTCTTCGAGCCTAACCATTTCTTCGGCATAATACATATTTTCTTTTCCCAACATAATTTACTTGGCTATAATTGCTTTAACAATACCATTCGAGTCACACACTTTTGCGACGAGGCTATAACAATCCTCGCTCCACACCATTTCGCCATCTTCTCTCAAAACCATATCGGTTTCCGGGTTTGCCTTAGATAGGTTTCCGTTGATGTTTTTATACATCTCCATACTCCTATCTATTCTACGCATAATCAAGAACCTCGGGTTTATTAAACTCGCAATATCTACAAATTCGCCATTATCTTTGTATTTGAGATGTTGTAACCCACCCTCAAAAGAAAGTTCTCCCTCTACAATACCCTCTATTCTAACATTATCTATCAGATACCTCTCACACAGAATACTTATCTGTTCCAAGTCGGAGCGGTACTTTTTGCTAACGCGCCAACCACGATTGTGCATAAAAGCGGCATACTTAATTGCGGAGTTAAAATCATCAAATTCGAACACCCCAATATCCTCCATTTTACTAAAGTTGTTAATGTCTTTAACCAATTCTTTTACGCAAGAACTACATAATTCATCGGGGCGATACCCATTTTCGATTGCTCGGCTAATAATTGCCAAGGCTCTTTTTGTTGTTTCTTCGTTTCTCATATTTCAAAATTTTAGTTTACGCAAAATTATATATTATTTTTGATATTTACAAATAAAAAATACCCTATTTTCACAAACAAGGCATTTTGTAGATTGCATTATGGACTTACCAATAGTGATAACATTATTATTCAATTCTAAACAATGCTACTTTGCCTTATAAATCCACTCGCTTTGTTCACCAATATAATTAACTCTTTATCGAACTCAAGAGTTTCATTGGCTTTTCGGATGCCTGCCCACACTGTTGCTCGATTGACCTTATAGTGCTTGGCAATATCCGGGTAGCGCATCCCGGCTTTATCCAACAAGTAAAACAACACTCGCTTGGCGGTGACTTCTTTCCACTTATGGGTGGGTCGCATTATGGCACCCATATCCATACCTGTTGCTTGCTCCACCGCTTTCTCAATCAGTTTAATTCTCTCCGCATCTATGTATTGGCTATCATAGCCGCTACACACAGTAAAAACTTTTATCTTCATATTTAAAAAATTCAAATTAAAAATGCCCTATCTTCACAGACCGGGCATCACCACATAAAACCTAATGAAAATCATTGTATGAAATCCCCATCCAAAAATGCGGTACAACAATCAATATCTTTGGGCGGTTTGATTGCCTTACCATACTTGTGGCAGGCATCCCAATTGTCGAGAAGATATATCAACTGCAATTCTTTGCAATGATATTCTTCAAGTTTTTCCAAAGCAGCCTCTAACTCATAGTTTAATTGGTCTGCAACCGACTCTTCGCCATCTGCTTGGTAAAACTTTTGCGGTTCAGTCATAAAGACCAACCTCTAAATCTTTTCTCTTGCGTTGTAGAGTTCTTTTCGGACTTCATCCAAATCTCGCTCTACATCATCTTTGTTGTTGTAGGTGCGCCCATTGAAACTGATGCAGCACCATAAATCTGTACTATAACTCATAATTACCTTAATTTAATAAGGAAGCATTCTATTCTCACGAACCGAATGCTGATAATGAAACTAATCTATTATGAAAACCTACAAATTACTTAATTCTCTTTTAAGCATTTCATCGAATGCAGCACGAACACCTCGGTCAACCTCTTTGCTTATTATTTCTTCGCAAACATTGTATGACTCATTATCCTTACCACCATATTCGCCAAATTCAACGGGCATTTTCATTAACACCTCGCTGCACTTTGTCAACTCGTTGATGAAATGCATCTCGCCGCCATCATCTGCGGAGTGTGCTTCAAGATAGCATTTCAAATCGAATGCCGCACCTTGCAGACAATAACTTAGCACATACATCTTCGTGCGTAATACTGCCATTTCGATTGCTACCTTGTACGCAACCTTATTCGCTTCGTTGGCTCGGTTGGAGATGTCGGCAATGTCGGCTTCCACCTTGTGCTTCTCGGCAAGCAATCGTGCTTGCTCTTCCTTGTTCTTGTCTTTTTTAGCTTGCTTGTGTTGCCCGATTAACTCGTTACGGCGGTCTTGCAAGTATTTCAGGACATTACGCAAACGCATCTCCTCGTTGCGCTCTTTACTGTATATCTTGTTCACTCCTCACCTCCTTTCGTTTGTATAGTCTTGCATAGATTATTGTAATCATTAATAACTTTGGTCATCTCTCCATTTGTGATTTCGATAATGTTCGTATTATTCTTTTCAAATACATCACGGAATTGCGAGTCTATGATAATATAAATGCGCCCATTGAACTCAAATAGATTTGCATTGTAAAAATTACCACAAATATTCTTTTCGTCAATAGCCAAAAGTCTATGCAAATCAAATATATCTGTCCGCTTAAATGACCTCAAGAAATCATCCATTGCTCTACCGACTTTTGTACGGAGATTTGGGACTGAAAGCATTTCGCCATCTTCTACTATTGTTTTCCATACTTTAGGGTCAATGCTTTCTTTATCATCAAAGACAAAACCAATGCATCGCACAATGCGATTAAAGCCTTTTCTTGCTTTGTATTTTGAAAACTTTGGAACTTTCGATTTAATGGCGTTCCTCTGTATTTCTTGCAATTTTTTTTCCATTGCAAGAAATTCATTTGCCCTCTTATACAAGTCGCTATCTTTGTTTTCAACCTTATAATATAGTTGCACCGAATAAATATCTTTCATTTTTTCAATTCTTGTGGAAATTCATTAAATCTTCTTGCTATCTCCTTGCATAGGGCTGATGCATCTTCGTATGTGGCATCAAAGTCCTTAAACAATCCACTGTCATATAG